TTAGGGTGCGCTTATTTGAACTGGGACCAATTTGGGACCAATCTGGAGCTTTTGCATTTCGCTCCAGTCCGAGCTTGAGTTGATCCAACGCGCATAAGTCGAGAGCAGCATCTGCACACTATGGCCGAGCTGCTGGGAGATGAAGGCGGGGTTCATGCCAGACATAATGCATATTGTCGCATAGGTGTGACGACAGTTGTATGGCGGGCGACGACGGATGTTTAGTGCTTTTAGGGTAGGAACCCATTGCTTGTGCAGGTCGGACGTTTGTCGGACGTAGGCTGCGTTCTTTGAGGGCGGGAAGATGTAAGGGGTTTCCAGCACCTTGCCTTTGCCCTTTTTCCGACGTTCTGCGTATTCCTTGGCGAAATCCAAGGCATGCAGGGCGCGGTCATTTAACAAAACAAAGCGGTCACCACCCGTTTTCGTTCGCTCCACCACTTCCCCCAGTGCGACACCACGACACACGTGGGCCGTCTTCTTCTGCTCGTCCACCTCATCCCAGCGCATCGCCAGAGCTTCGGAGAGACGCATTCCTGTAAAAAACACAAACTCAAAAAATGCCGCATAAATCGTGCTGGGCCAGTGATCGTGCTCGTACATCTTGGCGATGATCAGGTTTGCCTCTTCCAAAGTGAACGGGTCAATTTCCTTCTTGCTGCGCTTGGGTAACTCCAGGATCGCCGCGGGGTTCTTCGGGATAAGCTCTTCGGACATTGCTGAGTTCAGGATGGTCGACAGCTTTGAGATCGCGTTGCGCTTTACTCCGGGGGACTTCCACTCACTGGCTGCCATTACCCGGCGGAGCAGCGTAGTGGTGATCAGGTCGATTCGCACCAGGGCCAGGCCGGGCATCCAGTACCGGTTCAGTGCACCCTTGTAGTTCGCCTTCGTTCCACCGACCACCTCACGGCTATCCAGCCAGAGCTGGGCATACTCGCCGAAGTTGATCTTCCCGCCGGCGACGTTGCTGGAACTGGGAAAAAGCTCGGCGTACTTGTCGTCGTCGAGCAGCCCCAGCTTGATCAGGCCTTTTACTTGATCAACAACCTGTGAGGCAGACTTGATTCCTTTCTGTGTCGGGGGATAGGGGAGCGTTTCACTCCGCCGGCTGCCGTTCCACATAAAGCGGATGCGGATCGATCCGTGGTGGAGGTCCATTCCTGCGGGCAAACCCATTGGCTTTCGAGCCATTCGTAATATCTCCTGATGCTGTAGATGATCCTGCCGCAATGAGTGTTCCAGACACCTTCAGGTATCTGCTTTCTGGCGCGCTTTGAGCGCAGGGCGGCGAGGGTGGTACCGAGGAGCTCGGCCATCTGCGCCTCAGGCACCTTGTCGCCAGTGATCCCGTCGTTTAGCTGTTCTGCTGCTGCCATACTTACCTCCCGCCGCCCGCAGTGGGCCGCGCTGTCTTGATGATGTGAACTGCCAGGCCGAAGGTGATCAGCAGCCAGGCGCTGGTGCCGGCGAATGCGTAGAGCAGCGACTCTGTGGTGCCGGTGCCAACCAGGTCAGGGCCTATCCAAATGAACCAGCTACCGGTTACGACCAGGTACAGCAAAGCGCCCAGCAGGATCAGGGGGAGTTTGATTGCGAACATGGGGTGTCCTTGCCGCGCTGGGCGGCTGAAGGTGGGTTAATCGGTTCTGAAGACTTCGGAGCGAACGGCTCGCCAGTCTTGTTTGGTGGTCACCGGCTCGCGGCCGAACCAGCGCTCTGCCTCTTTCGCCAGGTCCTCGCGGGCCTGACTCCAGCCGCCGCCACGCCGAAGCGCGCACACTCGCACTTGGTCGCCGAGCGATTTGCACCGCCCGATCTTCGTTTCTGCGCAAATAAACATGCGTGCATACCTCGCCCGCCGCTCACCGGCAGGCACTTGTGATTTAATGAAATGAATTCTTAAAGGTGACGCGAAATGGATAAGGCGTTTAGAAACCCGCTGTTTTTGACTGGGCTCCCATTGGCAGTCTGCGGTCTCGCGATAACTGCGCCGGCCCTCTGGATATCCGGCTTGGTACTGATGGTGTGTGGATGGGCGAAGGGCAAGAAACAGCCTTGATGCTCACCGGCAGGCATGTAGGGGGGGGTTAGGGTTTTGCTGCTGCTTTTCGCTTTCGGGCAGCGATGACCAGGGCTTTCGACGTGCTGGCCACTCCGCCGGCAACGTCCTCGGGCAATATCGCCGCCATGCAGTGAGGGCAGAGGGGCGCCATCTTCGTGCTGCGCCAGGCTTCGTCCATCACCTTTGCTGCTCTGCTACGCATCTGGAAGCTTTCGGCCTCAGCGAGTTCGCGCTGGCGGCGCTTTAGCGAGCTTATGCCGGCACTGAACACCTCGACAATTCCCACGAACGCATCAAAGGGCTCCACCTCGGATTCGCAGTCGCTGCACCAGACGCGCCGCTCTTTCTCGTCGTACACCAACTTCTTGTGCTGGCAGGTGCTGGTCGGCCTGCGTGTCATGCCGCGGGCAACGCGAAGGTCTTCGATTTGCACGACCTTCACGCCGTACAGATAGTCCTGCGGCTCGATGGGTACGTCACCCATGGCCGGCTCCCTCTCGAACGGTAATGCCGACCGCCGCCAGTGCATTGCGCACATCAATGACCGGTACCAGGCCCATGGCGCAGTCAGCCGTGTCGTCCTTCTCGCGGTCTAGGCGCCCGTCGTTGTCCCATGCTTCGACGGCAGGCAGGTTAACCACCAGCATCTCGCGGGACCGCTTGAACCAGTGCCAGGCCTTGGCGATGCACGGGTCACCGTAGCTGCCGTTTGAGAGGCGGCAATTTTTGACCAGGGCCGGGAGGCGGTGCGCATGGGCGCAGTAATCGGCCTCGAACTCATCCTGCATTGTCTGCGTCATGGCCTGGGCCCTCGGTAGATGAACACGTAGGCGAACCAGAGGGTGGCGATCATGGCGTCACCCGCTTGAACTCGACGCCTGGCGCCAAGTAGCTCCGGTTGTAAATGATGGATTCAATGGTGCTTACGCTCACACCAAACTCGGCCGCTAGATCCTTGACGCGTGCGCCGGCTCTCCGCCTTGTACGGATCGCCACTGCTTGGCCACCGGTCAACTTGGCGCTGTGATGGTTGCTCCCGCCGAGATACGTGCCGTGTCGTTTTCGATCCTCGGCATTTTCAGTATTGGTTCCGTACTTCAGGTTGTCGGGGGAGTTGTCTGAGGGCACCCCGTTCAAGTGTCGAACTACCAGTCCATCTGGGCATGCGCCGTGAAAAGCATCCGCCACCAGCTGATGAACTCCGACAGGTCGAGACTTCCCGCTAGGCAACATGATCGACGCGGTCTTGTAGCCCTTGCTGGTAGTCTGCTGCGCAAGCTCATACATAAAGGCAGGGTCAATGATGGAAACTGATCCGCGCTGAGTCCCTTGCCCACGACGGCGGTGGGAAAACACTCGGCCGTCATTGGTTGCTGAATATCCAGGGAACGAAGGGCACGGTTTCATTGCTCGGCCCTCCGAAAAGAAACGCACCAGACCCACGGGTTGGCTTGCCAGTCGCCGCCGGTGGATTCCCATAGGTCGCGCCACTGACGCCGCAGATCGACCTCGGCATCGTGCTCGCGCAGGGCGGTGCTGATTCCTTCGGCGATTATCTGTTCGGTGCTGATATCCTGCAGCCGCTCGACGCGCACGTCGGTGATCTCCAGCAGGATGCGGCTGGAGTGCCTGTGCATGTGGATGCTCGGCTTCCACTTCACTGGGTACTCCCGGCCCTCAGCTGACTTGCAGTAAATGGCGTCGGGGTTGGTGGCGCGGTAAACGATGTGCTCACCGGTGCCGCCGCCGTAGTTGCGAACTTGCAAGCCCCATGTCTCGCGCACCCACAGCCGGTCGCCGGGTTTGCCATAAGGGCAACGGATGATGTCTTTTCCGGTCTCCCACCAAGCTCCCATTGGAGTGCCAGAGGCGCATGTGGTGTGTGCATTTGCACTGGGCTGAGGTTTGCACGCCCGGCGCGTGACCGTCTTCCTGCCTTCCAGGATGGCGCGCACCATCGGCGCCGAGAACAGGATGGGGCGTTCTTTCGGTTGTGGTGTGATGGTCATCAGCATTCACTCCAGTTCATGGCCTGGATGTATTCGCACGGAACCATCAGGTGGTCGGGTGGCACTGTGCTTTCGGTCTTGGTGTCGCCGAAATACGCAATAGCGGCCTGGGCGCGCTCGAGCGACAGTTGGGCATGGCGCATCTGCCAGGACTTTCGCTGCTTATACGAGCGCAGCGCCAGGGCCTTATCGGTGTAGGCGAATCGCCGGCCATGCTCGCCGCCTTCCTTCAGGACGCGTTTTCGGTATTTCTTCAAATTGGCCTCGCGATGCGCTCCACCGAAGAGGTCGTTGTGGAACTCCTCCAAGATGTACCAGCACTGCTCGGTTTCGCCGATAACCACGTACTTTTTGCAGGTGACTTCCAGGCCTTTCGGGTCGAGCTCGTCGACGTAGCGATAATGGTCCGGGCCGAGTTTTATCTTTTCCATGGTCGAGCTCGTCCTTGCCGCTATAGCGGCTGACTTTGAGGTGGGGATGGGAGTTCAGCATGGCGATGGTATTTTGTTACAGTGCTCAGCTTAATTTGCCAAGGACGACACCAATGGAGCGTTACCGGGTTTACTGGGTGCAGCAAGTACAGTGGTGGACCAGCAGAAGTTTTGAATGGTGGGCTGCGCACCTCACGGCGTTCTACATAGGCGGCGCTGTTATCATCATGGGGGCAAGGTTTGATGAGTTAGTTTCTTTAAAGCTAAATGAAATAGGGGACTTGGCTGCTGGAGTATTTGGGCCTGCAGCTTTTTTATGGTTAGTGTTGGGGTACTTGCAGCAGGGTCGAGAGTTAAAGCTGAGCTCGGAAGCATTACAGTTGCAAGCAAAAGAATTAAACGAATCGGTGTTGCAACAAGCGGAAATCGCTAGAGCGACCAATCAAACGCTGAAGAATTACGAGCAATCTTTAGAGCCGATATTTCATTTTGATTTTGTCAATGTGGAGGATGATTTTGTGGAAGGTGATCACTATATTAACCACAATTTTGTTCTGCATAATACAGGCGCGCTGTGTGAGCATGTCTTCGTGTGCGCCGTGAACGATGACGGCACCGAGGAGGCTGTTAACCGGTATCCTTTTGTACAGAAGAACGGAAGGATTTCAGTAGCGATAGTTGACATTTTTAAGGAGAATACGAACCTTGAAGTAAAGGTTTCTTACGTTAAAACCAGCGGCGCTTCTGGTACTCAAATATTTGATTTCGAAAAAATTCGATCTTATGACGATGCTGAATGGTATATAAATGTCGATAAACGAATTTTACGGTTCTGAATGTAGCTATTCATCTAGCAGAGAAAATCGTCCAACCCGTTGCGACTTCCTCCGTCGACATTGAGTCCGGTGGGGCTGGTCAAAGTGTGGCCGCCGGCGCGCAGGTTAGTGGTCATGGCGTGGAAGGCAGCGAAGTTGAGGCCGGGCAGGCCGGTCATGGGACCGCTGAGGTAAATACGCTTCATGCGGCCACCTGCTGCTGTTCTTGGCGCAGCGCCGCTTGGACTGCCTCGACCACTCGGCGAAGGTAGGTGAATTTGTGGTTCTCTTCGACCGCCTTACCGTCGAGCGGGTAATGCCATTCTTCGCCGAACAGTTCAGTCAGTAGCGCGCTTTGATGCCAGCATTCGTTCGGGCTCTCGATACTGCGCAATGAGTCGATGTTGTGCCAAAGCTCGCGCGCCTCATCCTTGCTCAGTTCGCCCAGCTCCCAGTCGTGTCGCCCGGTCTGTTGCCGGCGGCGCTGCACGATGCACTTCTTGGCCAGGGTGTGCAGCGCGTCTCCGCTGAACACGGTGGCGCTGATTCCCCGATCCAGGCAATTCAGAACATAGTCCCAACCGCAGTTCGTGACGAAATCGGCGACGGTGCGCGGGCCCATGCCGCTCCAGTACGCATTCCAGCTACTGTCCCAGCAGTTGATGGTGATCTTTCCCTGGGCGCTCTGGTAGTTGGGGTCGGATTCGATCGGGCAGTCGCGGCTGCCGAAGTCCTCGAGGAAGACGGTGATCGGGTCCAGCCGCGGAGCGCCAGTGATGACCAACTTCGTTACTGTCGATCGCTCCACCTTCAGCGGCGCGGTGACTTTGTTTTCTGTAGGCATGGGAGGGACCCTTGAAGTACTATTCGTGGTTCTTAATAAGGAGATATATCGATGCGCGACGGACACGTTAAAATGTGGAAAAAACATGTGTATCGGCAGAAGGTTAAATTCTTTGTTTTCAGCTCCTACGCACTACTTTTTATCGCCGCTATTTGGCCGGTAGCTTGTAACTATGACATTCGTCCAGCTTTTGAGACTCCAGAGATGTGGTTTCAGCGAAGCGGAGCAGTGATGACTGTCTTCGCTTTTTTGGCGATAACAGTTAGAGATTTTCCAGTAAACCCTTTCTATTCAGCTAGACTTCTTGATGATCAACTGAAGGCCGATGTGTTGAGTGAGTTTGATGTGAGGTTTAATTTAATATTTGCTCTTGGTTTTTGTCTTACAGCTATCGGCACCATTATATGGGGGTATGGGGACACGGCTTATAAAATTGCAGTCTCTCCGGATACGTTATCCGTGATTTTCGGGTTGGGTAAATAAAGTAATTGGTTGGCTTTGTAAGTAATTTCGTCTTTTGGTTTTTCTGGAAAGTGCTCTAAGTGTGACGGCTCTATGCCGCTAACCGCTGGTAAAGTTCGATGATGTCGGCAGCGTTGGCCCTGACTAAGGCTTCGGCTTCGTCCGGGCAAACGCTGTTGCCGATGAGCCTGACCTGATTCGTCTTGTTGATCGGCAGCCACTGCTCGGCGCCGGTGACCGGATCAACGAACAGCCCGCGATCAATGATGTAGTCCTTGTCGAATCCTTGAGCTGCTTTCAGTTCCGGCGGCTGCAGCATGCGCAAGGTGATATCCACCAGCACATAGCCCCCGATCATGATCATCTCTGCGGGTTCCTTGAAGTGTTGCGGAAGATGCTCGTGCATGAAGGCGGCGCACCGGCGGGCGCCTTCGATTTGCTCAAGCGTCAGCGTGTCCGGAACCCGTACGACTTCGACCAAGGCGACACGATCTTTTGTCGGTAGGGTATGCATCGGCTCAGTCAGCGAAACGCCGCCCGTATCACAGCCGTAGTACTTCACCAGGTAAGCGTTCACCAACCGCTGGTTAGAGCCTGACTGGCAGATGGTGGACATCGGCGCATCAGCGGGGCGCCCATCACCCTTGTAGAACCCGCCGTTGGCCTGCTCGAAGAACGCCGCCACGACGCCGTGTCGAGCAGCACCGGCCAGCACTGTCTGCGCGGGATCGTCAGGCGTGCTGCCAACAGCGTTCTGCCCGAACGCCGTCATGTGTCCGCACACAATGACCTGCTCACCGCGATTGGCGCCAGTGACCGTGCGGGCCGCCTCATCTGGAGAATATCCGCTGCGCTCCCCGTGGTGGGTAAGATGGGTCAGGTGGCAGGCCGCCATCGCAAAGTGCCCTCCCTTAACCTGGGCGACTTGGGTGCGCAGCGGCTCCTGCACATCGAAGTTGCGCTGTGACGATCCATTGGCGCACTCAGTTAGAAATGGCGCCGCGACGGGCTGCACCAGCGCGTGATGGGTGCCGCCGGAGCTGATGGTTGATACCGCTTCATCGACGCTGTGGGTGCTGGTGTGGGATGACGAAGTGCCGCGCAATGGGACAATGAAAGGCTTGTCGCTGGTTATGACGTGCCGCCACATACCCTTGGCCACGCGCCGGCGGGTGTTCAGCGCCATGGGCTTGTCCCGGAAGATCGTCTTGCCCAGGTTGCTCCAGTCAATGCATTCGGCGGCCGTGCGCCACGGTTGCTGTTTTGCTGTTGGCTTCTTGTGTCGTACCGGCTCCGGCCAAACGATCGGCAGACCATCGCTGCGCGCCACCAGGTACAGGCGTTTGCGGATGGTTGGGGCGCCGGCGTTCGCCGCGATCCTCTCCCGCCATTCGACGTTATATCCCAGGCCCCGGACCAGGCTTTCCACCGGCACGAAGTCCCCGATCGATTGCAGAACCTCCGGCATGTCCGGGTGATCGGCCGGCAGGCCGGTGCTGAGCGCCGCAATGAATGACTTGAAGGTGCGACCGCGCTCGACCTTGATCGGCTGCCCGTCCTCATCTATTGGGCCCCAGTCGCAAAACTCTTCGACGTTCTCCAGGAACATCAGGCGAGGCCTGGTTGCATGCGCCCAGCGAACAACAACCCAGGCCAACCCGCGCACGCCACGGTCGCGCGGTGCGCCGCCCTTGGCCTTGCTGTGGTGGCGGCAGTCCGGCGATGCCCAGAGAATGCCAACGGGCTGCCCGCCGGTGGCCATTACCGGATCAACCTCAAACACGTCGGCAACGTAGTGCGCGGTCTTGGGGTGATTGGCGCGGTGCACGGCCAGCGCAATCGGGTTGTGGTTCACTGCCACGTCTGGCTCCCGGTACGCCCGGGCAATACCCGTGCTTGCGCCGCCACCGCCGGCGAACAGGTCCACCACCAGCTCTTTCTGGAATGGCAGGCCCATGCTCGGCTGTCCATGGACGAATGGGGGCTTCTTCTGTTGTGCGGACATAGGGGATCCTCGCCTGTATATTGCGGCGCTAAAGATTAGGGGCTGGAAATGTCTAAAGAAGTGCCATCAACAACTGGCTATAAACCGATGACGCAATGGGCAATTATTCCGGGGTTGGCCCTTGCGATAGTTCTGGCTGTTTTGGCCCTGCTTACGCCAGTCGCGGCTTGGTATGGCGTGTTAATGCCCGAGGGCCGTAGCGCTCCAGATTGGTTCATGCGCAGCGGAGCTGTTACTGCGGTATTCGCATTCGCAGCGCAAGAGCAAGCGGCAAGCGCTATTGAGCGACTCTCGCCCAGGGGGTTTGGCTCCAAAGAGATCAACAGCCTTCGCTTGGTTTTCGTGAGGCCATTAAATTGGATCAAGAGATTTATATTCTGGCTTGCTATAGCCGGCTCTTTGATTTGGGCTTACGGCGACATTTTTATGCTAAGTATCCAAAAACAAGGAGTGGACATGCACGTTCAGTGGTATCTAACAGCCGTTGTGAGCCTACTAACATTGATTTCAGGGGTTTTCTGGATTCGGTCAGCTACAGCTCGTGTCCTTCACGATCCGAGCAGGAGAGATGGCGCCGGTATGCTTTCCTCTGCCATTGTTGACGACTCTGGTGGAATGAATGTTGATGTGCTGGAGACAGCCAAACTTCAGTCAAGGTGGAATAAATGGGCTGCTATGTTCGCTGGCGCCGCAGCTTTGGTGCAGTCTTTCTCCAGCTTTTTTTTCAGCTAGATCGCCTGACGTAAGTCTTGGTCAGGTCTGCCATAACCTGACCCGCCGAAGCCCCAGAATGACAACCCGTCGCCGACTAAGGCGTGGCTGCAGCTGTCTTGCAGGTAGAACGGGTCGTCCATGGGTTATCTCCAGGCAGGCGCCGCCATCCGTTGTCCGGTGGTGGCAATTTGGTTTGGGTTGGGGTATTACGGGTGACCGGCATGGAGCCGGATCAAGGAGCAAAACGAAATGTCGATGAAGATCACGATTAATCGCAAAGGCCTCGATCAACTTTTAAAAAACGCCAAGGAAATGGAGGGGACGCATCAGGTGAAGCTGACAGATACGCTTAATCCGGAATTCGTCTCCTCCCACAGCAAATTTTCTGATTTGGAAGATTTGTTCGCTGCATCGGGATTTAAGATTGATAGCCCCGAAGACTTTGCCGCAATTCCGGACGACGAATGGGACAAATTCATTTCTGAGAATACGGACTTCACCAGTTGGGAAGAGATGCAGCGCTCCGGCGGTATCGAGTATATGAAAGCCAAGCTTAATAAAGGCCTGTAGGACTTGATGGAGAAAGTATCTTGTCACCAGGGTCTTTCCTGATTTCGCTTAAGCTTTGATTGTGAAATTCACGCGCCACGTTTTCGCTAATCACAATTTCGTGGCGCGGATACCGCAAGAACTCGATCAGCTCGTCGTTTGCCATCAAATCCATCTTCATGATGGCGATCTGCAAAACCTCGCTGATGATCGGCACCTGGCCTCGCAGTCGGATACGCTCCATCGCCTGCTCGATACCCGGCCTGACCTTGTGCCGCAATTCCTTCTCGGCGACCGCTATGCGCTTCTGCGCAGCTTTGGCCGACCGTTCCTGTACTGATTTGGCCATGGCCTACCTCTTCTATTCCGCTGGCCGGCAGTGCGAGCCAGGTTTGACGTTTGCGTTGCTGGATACAGGCTATGCGGCGCATGAATCGACCTTCACCTGGTGCCAGGCGCCGACCGCTTCGAAGATCCGCGCTGCGTGCGCCTCGTCGAGCGACATCGCTTCCGGAATTGCGATCCAGCCCGAAGCCACCATCTGGCTTTGATTGGCCTCGTCGCGCAGCTTCTTGTAGCAATGCTCGATCACATCTTCCAGGTGGTCGGAGAGGTAGACACCATCGGGCGCCACCTCCACCGATTTGCTGTAGCGGTCGCCGCGGGCGTCGATGCAGAGGGCGCTGAGGTAGATCGTCCACCGGTGAGGGATGCCGCAGACAGCCTGGCCAATCTTCCCAGGAGCGATGTTCTTCAGCGACTTGTAATTGATCATGCCCTGGCGGCCGCTGGGGTCGATATTTACGACGGCGACGTGGTTGGAGGCCAGCAGCGAGCGGCACGACCGGGCAATGCGTGCCTGCAGGTTGTGCGGCTTACGCTTGCTCATAAAGCCTCCGCGAGTTTGCGCAGCGCTTCACGCTCGGCCCGGGTGATGGGCGGCTTGCGGCGCTTGAGGATGGTTGTCGGGTCGATGAATTCCGAACGCTTCGCCGGGTCTGGATTCATCGGCGGACTATCGCCGATGGTGAGCTTGCCGCCGGCGGCCAGGTGCCGCCGTACTTGACTGGAAAGCTCCAGCGCTTTCTCGCGCCGGAACTCGATATCAGATCTGAGGTTGCTGATCATGCTGCCGCCTTGCCGAGTGTCACCCCGGCCATGCTGAAGGTTGATCCCTGCGCCGCGACCATCGCGTCGAGCGCTTCCCAGTTGACCAAGAGGACGGTGATTGGCGCCTGACCATATGCCACGGCCTTCACCAGGGCCTCGAAGTCCGTCACGCTTGCCTGCAGCGCTACCTGCTCGACCACGTGGTTCGTTACTGGCTTTGTAGCCTGGGCGACGGGTGCCGCTGTCTGAACTGGCGTGGCGCGGACAGGCTCGGCCGTCGCCACTTTCTCCACGACTGGCTCAGGCTTGATGGCTGCCAGTCGCTGGGCTTCCTGCTCTTCGGCGATGCGCTTCGCGTCCGCCTTTGCCTGCTCCGCCTTCTGGTGTTCGGAGATGCGGAATTTGATCAGCGTCACCAGGTCATCATTGGTCTTGGTGACCAGCTGCTGCACGTCGTTGAACAGGAAGGCGTAATCAACGGCGAGCTCCGCCAGGCTGGTCAGGTTCAAGCGAATGCTGTCCGCTGCCTGGCTTGCATCGATCTTTGCTCGGGCCAGCTCGGTATCAACTGCGTCCTGAAGGCTGGCGATAGTGCGCTTGTTCTTCATGGCGCCGGCGAAGTCCGAAACGACATGAGGCAGCGTGACTTTGCCAAGGGTCTTGTTGATTGCGGCGATGTGATCCGCCAGGGCGAGCTCGGCTTTTTGCTTGATGTTGGTCTTCACTAGCAGTTCTTGAGCCTTCACCAGCTTGTCGACTTTTAGGCGGGTCTCGCGGGCATGCGCACTGATGCGATCCAGCGACGAAAACAGCTCGTCGATGCTTTGGGTCTGCGACAAGGCCTGCTTCTTGGCGGCCGCGACAGCCTCCTCAACGTCGCCGCACCATTTGACCGCGTTCTTGGCGTCGGCGAAGTCCTGGTCCGTAGAGAGTGTGGTTTTCACCGAGTCGATTACAGCCAGGGCTGAGTCTTCAAACACCTTCAGGTTGCTGGCGGTGACCATGCCGGTCAGCTCGATGCGTAGGGCGGGCAGTTCATCAGGTGCCTTGCCGACTACGATTGAAGGCGCATCGGCCATTTCGAAGTTGGCCAGGTCTGCCTCGAACTGTTTCCAGCCTTCGAGCAACTGGGCCGCTCGCCCAGCGACGGGCCGGTACTCCATGTGCACGAAGTTTTCCGGCGTGCCGTCCGAACAAACAAAGATCACTCGCTCTGCGCCGCTGACCAGCAGTTGCTGCTCAAGCTGCCAGTAGTAGTGCGGAGCCAGGTCGCCAGCCTTCACCTGGGCCACGACCGACTCATTCCAGAGCTTGTGCTCGAACAGGGTCTCTCCGAGCATCGTGGCGCCGTCCATGGAGGCGAGTAGGTTGCCCTCGGTAGCAACGATCGGATAAAGCTCTTCGCCGATCAATGCCTCGGTCAGTGGGCGCGCCAGGGCTTCGGTTGCATGTCCCTTGTCGAAGACAAACTGCTGAGAAGGTGTGGCGTCTGGCGTGATGCCCGTCTTCTTGGCGATCAGCAGGTCGGTGCGGGATTGGTACTTCGAGGCGCCCATCATTGCTGGTGCTTCTGAAGCGGTGCGGTACTGAGCGCGGAGGGCAAGCCACTCGGCGGAGCCTTGAGCTACGTTGTGAATTTTCATGCTGCGTCTCCATCGAGGGCTTTGAGGTTGGTGATTGTTTCGATCTGGTCATCGCGCAATGAGTACTTACTGATGACGTTGGAAATGATGTGCTCGGGGCTGGTGCGACCGGCGTCGATCAGCGGCTGCCACTTTTCGATGTTTTCAGCCAGCAGTTCGTCGGGATAGGCAGGCTTGGCGTCCGATTTTGGTGGCGCCTGCCGCGCCGGTGAGACGTCTTTGGCGGCGTCCTCGAATGTCTTGCCTTCCATCTCGTCTGCCGTTGGTGCAGATCCGACTTCGGGGAATGCTTTGCGCAGGGCCTGTGCCTCGGCGCACTTTGCAAGCTGGGCAAAGGCTCGACGCTTCCACATGGCGTTGGGCGCCGCAGTGTCCTTGCTGGCTGTTGCGTAGTTTTCGATCCAGCGCTCGTTGGCTGTGTATTCGGCCACCAGGCCGTTGCTCATCTGCCGCTTGACCGTCACGCGGCACCATTCGGGATACGTGACTTCTACACCACTCAACTTCGCAGTCACTGGTGGGCCATATTCTGGTTCGCTGATCCCGGCGTATTGGCCGGTGCGCGCCGCTTGAATGCGGTACAGGCCGATGCCTGGCATCACCGTGTCCTGCATCTTTTTTGTCTTGGAGTTCCAGATCGGGACGATGTGCACCGGCTTCAACATCGGGTCCAGGTGCGCGGCCTGGCAGTAAGCCAACACCATCACGACTGAGTTCTTTTCGGCGCCGGGGTAGAGGCTGCTGCTCAGCACTTCAACGAGCGCGGCCTCCGACATCGCAGGGGTGTTGTCGTCCTGCTTCATTACTGCGGACATGGGGATTCCTTGCCGCGATGCTCGCAGCGATTGAAGGTGTTGGTTATTGAGTGATTCGATCAGCGAGGGCGCTGAGCAACATCAGAAAGGTGAAGAGGGCAAGGACAGGGAAGGCACCGCGCCAGATCAGCAGGCGCCGGGTGCGCTGGTGGGTGGTCAAGGCCGAACCCTCACCGCAATCCGCCCACCCTTCATGGTTGGCGCCAGGCGCTGCGGTAGATCCCGCACCAGGTCCTCACGCTTGCGGCCGATGAGCTCGTTGAAGGGAAGGCCGAAGCCCAGGATGGCAATGCGGCGCTCGATGTCGTCGAGCTGCTCGTCGATCAGCGATTTAACCGGTGCGGTGGTCATGCGGCCTCCTTGCGCTGCCTGGTGACTTTCAGGAGGCGCTGACAGTAGTGGGCGAACTCTTCGTTTGTGATGGCGTTGCCGGTGAGCATGTTGGTAATCATGTTCAGGACGACGCGCTGGGCGCCTGGCTCGCTGGCGGGGTGCTCCAGGGCCTCGAGCGCTTCATCGATCAGGATGTGCGGGCTCATAGGTCGGCATCCACATCGTCTTCTGCCTCTTCCCGTTCTGCTGCCACTGCATCGGCGGCGTAGGGACGGAGCAGGTCCATGGCGAACCTTTCAACCGTTTCGACTGGGCGCTCATTGCCCAGTAAGTCCGCTGCATGGCTGCGCGCTTCACTCTGGCTACCCAGGATCGCTGACAGGAACAGGCGGGCGAACGAGTCACGCTCGTCAAGTCCGTCGATCTGGCGTTGATTCAGGATGCCTTGCAGGTACGTGCAAAACCGATCAAACGTCACCACCTGCGGCTGGCCGTAGCGGCGCTTCCACTTGATGTCCATGCCGCACACCAACTGTTCCGCCGAGTGCTCCAGCCACTCCTGCTCCGCGCTCGCCTCGCTGACCTCTGGAGGCAACTGAGCGTCGTAACGCTCCTGGCATATCTTCAATGCTGCGTTCATGGTCGCCTCCAAGGTGGCGGGTTGTTCACCTGTATTCGTCAACACTCATGCCTCCCGCTGGTTGCCGATGGGCGCGGGGGAGGAGTGCTGACGTAATAGAGGTGGGGAAGGGGGGCCAGGCCCGTTACTGGCGACGGCCTGGCCTGGTGGTAGCGCTTTGCCGCTGGTAATCTCGAGCAATTGCAAATTTCGCGTTGCAGCCAAGGAACGGGCTTTTCCATATGGACGCTAAGATCCACAAGAAGCATCAGCGGTCGTTAAAGGGGGCTCCTGACTCGGATGCCGTCGCAGATGCTCATGTCGCTGGACGAGGCTTCAGCGAGGAATCAGAACTGTTCTTTGCCGGTGTCGGAGCCAAGAAGCGCGAAGATATTCAAAAGCAATTTTCGCAAGACGAAGCACCTGAGCCAGCTAATGCAGCCAGACCTGATCACGAGTTGGATAGGGTGACGCTGCAGCTCAGAAGAGAATTCGCACTGCTGAACAGAATATTCGAACTTCGGGAGATGGCCCGGGACCGCAGCAGTAAAAAACTGAGTCGCAAGGCTTCAAGGGACGCGATAAAACAGGCGAAAGAGGCCAGTGCCGCCAAAAAGCCGAAAAAAGTCCCGCCACCGAAGCGCACGAAACCTTCTACAAAGGAGGCTGAATCAAAGTGGACTCGAAAGACTTGTTGGCGCTGTAATTCAAATTTCTCGATTCATGCTGACTGGGAAAGGCCTCCAAGCCTTTGTCCGGCATGTTCGAAGGACATCAACGAAACTTATCTCCCTTCTGCGCCGGAACGATCAAGCCCTGTCGGCTGGGTCCGCATTGTTAATGGTGGTGCCCCTGGTTTAGGGAAACGCCGGTAGCTGCTCTGCAGTTGGCTTCCGAAAGCGCCTGATTCAGGCGCTGACGTGAAATCTTCTGTTGGCCGGCTTCTCGCTACTGGCGTCAGTCGCCGGCCTGAATCAAATGTCACTCCAGCCGCGGGCCTTTCGGCTTGTTCTCCCGCTGGATAACTGTTCTTGGCGCTTTACGCTGCACGCCCGGGTCAGTTGCCAACCCTCTGAACCGTTAAGGCCGGTTCATCGCTGCCTTTCAATCTAGGCCGGTGGTGATCCGGCAACGGGTGTCGCTAAAGAGCGGTGCAGCTCTTGCTGCTGGCCGGCATCTTTCATTGCTGGCTTGAGGTGATAATCACAGAGTGTGTTTGTGGTGTCAACACGTAACGTGTTTGTATTGTTCATGATTGGATCACGCTGTGTGGTTTTTATAGGGTGATTGAGAAGGACGGGGCGCTGAACTCGCCTGCCGGCGTGCTCATTTAGGAATCGCAGTACTCGCGCCAGCCGATCCTTACGGCGCCATCATCCAAATGCTCGATCCTTATGCCGGCGGTGTCGCCGATGTCTTGGATGACCTGACGCCAAGCTTCAGGACTTTCATCGTCGCGTCTGGAGACCTCAACTAACTGAATCCTCTGCACTCGGGGGGAGGCAATTATGCGTTGCAGGCGGTGACCAACAAGCTCGTAGGAATTTCTCGGTTTCGGTGTGGAGTAGGGCGTCTGATCCATGCTTCGCTCCTTGCGATTGCTGTATGTATGAACAGTATTTGTGTTGACGTACATTGGCAATAGCCTCAGATGTAAATTCATGCATAAATGCATATCTTGGCCAATGGATTTTTCCTACGGTCACAAAAAAGCCCGCTTAGAGGCGGGCGCGTAGACTCGAACCGTTAATCCGGCTTCCGGGCCTTTAACCTGGCCAAGCCCTGCTTGATGTGCGCGGCGATCTTTCCAAAGGTCAAGAGTTCGCCGCGCAAGTTATCGCCGACCTCGGCATGGCCTTGGCTTTCGACGAGCAGCGTCAACTCCATCAGCGCAGCTTCCAGGACGACCTGGTTCTCATATATGCGTCCCAAGATATCGATGAGGGAGTATTCGGGTGAGGGCATTGCTCCGCCTGCATAGGGGGCATGAAAAGCATAGCGCAGGCAAAAAAATGGCCCGCTTATGTGCGGGCCTAAAGGGAATTCTTCAAAGGAGTAGGGGGAGCTTGGCCCAGGCCATGTAAATGCCAGGTGAAAAGGATGTCGCAAATGCAGAAAGCCCTTCATTTGATCCCTCCCGTAATTGAGCCCGCACTTTTGCTTTTCATGGCGTACAGCCACCATTGGCGGGACGGCGAAGGGTAGAATGGCTTTTTATCTAGAGTGTGAGAGATGGAACCTAACGAGGTAATTGACGCGCTCGCCGAGCAAGTGGAAGACGCAAAAAGCAGAGGCCTTAAAGAGGTATCCATCGAAAGCCTGGAGATGTACATGGCTGCTTTGCGCGCGCGCGTTGATAAGCTATCTCCGCTGACCGAGGCAAATACCGAATTCCAGAGGCAAGCCAACGAGCACGCTTTCCAAGATCGACAGGCGATGTTCAGGACGGTTATAGATTCAGGTCAGGCAGCGTTGAAATCGAGCATTCTTGTCGGGGGAGGCGCTGCGGCGGCATTATTGGCGTTCTCCAGCTCAGCGTGGAAGGCTCTCAACACTGCCGGCCTTGAATTGTTGGGTTTGACAGTGTTTGTGTTGGCTTGCGGCGTGGTCTTTGCCGTTATCGCCAGCGGCGCCACTTATCTCTCTCAAGGGCTCTACCACGACGGGATGGGGAAGCCGCACAACTGCTGGGAAGATCGTGCAGGCAATGCATTGCGTTATACGTCGCTGACTCTGGTGGCTATTTCCTATGGACTCTATGGATGGGCATGCTGGAATATTTACAGGATCATGGGCAGTTTTTCTGTTGGAAGCTACATTCCTGTCGGCTAATCAGATACAAGAAGCCCGGCGCTGGGCCGGGCTTATTAGAAAGTGGCTTTAGATTGCTTAATGAAGCTTACAAAGTCGATCACGATCGTAGGAGGTTTTTTATATCCACATACAGCAGGTATCTTGTACTTGGACAGTGATTTCGGAAGGGTGAGCTGGGGGGATTCATTTGATACAAGCGGCAGGCCCTTTATCTCAGCTGTTGCGATAATGATTAAATCATTTTCTCCTACACCAGCTCCGTATCGATTCCCATCGATTTCTAATAATGCTTTAAGTCTGGCTGCACATCGCAATATGGCTGTGTCAGGGTGGAGAATGCTTATATCCTCATCCTTCAGCCATTTACCGCACTCGGGTGTTTTAGCCGTTGTCTCGTCGAAAGCAACCAATGGCATCGAAATTGTGCCAAGGAATATTTGATTGCTGACCCAATTCCAAAGCTTTGGAAACTGCTCTTTAGGGTAATTGTCCCAAGCATATATCATTGATGAAGCATCAAATGCCCACATAGAATTCCTTAAGGCTATCTATATCCCTGATTTTAATTCCGTCTAAGTAGGTGCTGGCTTTCGCGAGACTGATATTTCTTGCATTAAGAGAGTCGAGTACCACCCGCACAAATCCATCGCCAAAAATGTGCTTTGGCTCTCGATGTCTAAATGCTCTATTACCGCTTTGGTCAAGCTCTGGCATTTTCAGGCGCGCGCGATAGCTTCTGTAAGCTTCGTATTCATCGTTTCGTATGAGACCTTCGTCGCGAAGACGTCGAATTATAACCTCGCCGCTCACACCCCACGCTTTTCTCTGTGGCTCAAGCCAATCGTCAAAATCCTCTGCGTCATCTGGCTTGCTGCCTAACTCTATAAGGCGCAAAAAACTGTCTGGTACTAAAACTAACCCTGCGAATTCGTTGGCTTCTTTCTCATGACCGCTCGCATTATGAAAATCACCATCATCATCAATAGAGCTTTCATTGTGCAGCAAAATGTGCCCAAGCTCGTGCATTAGAGTGAAGGTCTGAAGAGTCTCAACATACTGTTTTTTAACAAAAATAAGAGGGCATTCTTCGCTGTATAAAGAGAACCCAAGAACAGGGTTTTCTTTAGCTATTTGCCACTGCCCGTGATACCCGTTACTTCTAAATACGAGTATTCCCTTCGCTTCTACAGCAGTGCGGTACTGCTCAAACGTAGAGTGCTTCTTTAAGCATAGCCACTCTCTTGTTGCATGAGCCGCTTCTTTGACATTTTCTGAAATTTTCGGAGGTGCAAATCGAGCGATATCTTCATTTTCGATATCGCTTACCAGATCTAGATAAATATCTCTCTGCCGCTCAGCGCGTTCAATTAGATTGCGGAGCTTATTGTTAATAGTGGGCTTTTGATTTGCTATACTACGAAATGCGGCGGTATGGATTGTCACTGGATTAGCTTCACCTTCCTCCATGAAAAAGAGAACACCACGGCCAAAGTAGTCTGCGATTCTCTTCAGCTGGGCGAAAGATAGCCCTCGCTCCCCCTCTGCAGCCTTCGACAATGTGGCCTCAGCCACTCCAGTCTCCGAAGCAAGTGTTCGCAACGATATGCCGCTTTCCCGGCAGCACCAACCGATCCGTGCATGATTGAAATCTATTCGCTCCATTTGCCCATAACCCTCGGGTCAAGCTCCTGTAAATCTTGAAGGGAGTGTACGGTTCCTGCTATCAACCGTCTAATTTAGTCGACCGCCGCCATTTCCATCTGACTCACATCACCTGGGCACACCATATAAGTGATTCAGCGCTACCAGCTCAACCACCGCCACGATGGTGCAGAGCACAACGAAGCCAGGGCTGAAGACTCGCTTGCGACCTGATGAGCCCCAACAACTAGGACCCGCGTCGGAAATGAAAGGAAGCACCATGAGGAACGCCAACCAAGCCCATACCCAATACTTGCTCCAGAAGCTCTGCTCTCGCCATTCAGTCATTGGCTCACCCTGGGCTGCAGCATCAGGAAAACCAGCCATACCCAGGGCACTTCATGGCTCGAAGGCGATGTAACAGCGCTAGTGCTTCAGGATAATCATAGTCCGAGGCGCCGAGCTTGGAGCGCTGTACGTATTGCAAAGCGTCATCAACCTGCTGCATATCTGCGAGTCGCTTAAAATTGCGACATTGCTCTATACGTTCAGCTTCCGTAACGGGCATTGGTACTGCGTCGAGCTGTTTTTCGTACTCGGTTTTTTCTTTTGGCGTGCTGAAGCAGCCCGAGAAGATAAGACATGCGACTGCGAGCGTCGCGATCCGTAAAGCGCTCATCACCACATTCCTTTGTGTACGCGAGTGCTGATCAGCTCGCGGTAGTTCGGTCTATGTTCCCGCGTCAGACGCGTCTATTCGGGCTTGCTTCTGTTGATCCGCCCGGCCTTCACCTCATCCGCATACCCAGTGAGCCTGTCTGCTTCCTCATAAAGCGTACCCACCAATCCCATCAAGGCTATGGCGTCGGCATCACTGAGCTTTTCCGCAAGCTTGCCAAGGTCAACACAGGACTGCTCAAGGTTGAATGCGATCGCCTTGAGGTCGCGGCGCAGTTGATGGTTTGGCTTCGTGAGGGACATAGGGCCTCCTGAAAAGCATCAGTAAAACTTCTGCAACGCCTGTACAACCACGCCCACGATCCGGCAATTCTCATCAACTGCCTCGATCGGGTAGCTGGGGTTCAGCGGCTTAAGGAACAGCCGGCCGCCGTCGCTTACCAGCTTCTTGAATGTCGCCTCATTGCTGTCCGGCAGCTTGGCCACGACCAGCTTACCTGGTGCAACCTCCGCTTCAGTGTCCACCAGGATCAGAGTGCCCTCGGTGATGCTTTGGCCGGCGGGCGCCGTCATCGAGTCACCTTTGACTGTCAGCCAGAACGCAGGGCCTTTGGAGTCGTACTCCGAAAACTCGTAGGTGTCCGAGATTCCAGCAGGGTAGGGTTCCACTGCTTCCGCCCAGGCGCCGGCGGCAACCCAGCTCACTACCGGGTAGCGGAATGATTTGGTGGGCTGTGCGGCGATTGAAATATTCGAGGGGCTTTCGCCAGGCAAAAGCAGCGCTGCAGGATCGATTTTCAGTTCATGGGCAATCTTGGAGATATCGTCAAGGTTTGGCTCCCGAGCATCTTTCTCATAGTTTCCTATGCGCGATTGGGATTTCCACCCGCACGCCTTTGCCAAGGCAGCCTGAGAAAGCCCTGCTTTTTCTCTGTAGTGCGCGATGCGCGATCCGAGTGTCTTCATGGATCGAATTTTAATCACGGAGTGAAATAAATTCCGCCCACTTATTGTGTTTGCCAATAACACGTTATGTGTTTATCCTTGGTTTATTGACCGCAGGAGCAACGCAATGAACCTCATAGCAGAGTTTCGTGAGGAGGCCGGAATCACCCAGGCAGCCTTACACCGAAAGCTCAACTGGAAGCAGTCGCGGCTCGCTAACTACGAGTCGGGCGCACGCCCATTGAAGCTTGATGACGCCCGGAAGATCGTCCAGGCGCTGAATGAATTAGGTGCGAAATGCACTTTGGATCGCGTTTTTCCGCAGCAATCTTCTGCGGATGTTCGGGCCGCCTAAGTGACATCCCTGTCCGCCGTTCCATTGAAGCCAGATTAGAAGAGAGCAGTCCCCATGCAAACGTCCAGTTCCAGACACACCGTACAAACCCGTGATCAGGTGCTGGTCGCCCACGCTGCAAACCAGATTGCACGCACCAGCCTGAGCCAGGACGACTTCGCCCAGGCGCTGAGCCGCGAGCTTCATCTGTCGTGCCCGGAGAAGGCTATCGCCAAAGAGGTGCCGGACTTCGCAGCGCTGACGTTACAGAACGACGTTGCCGACTTCGTGAGGGCGACCGGCCGCTGGCTCAAGCGTGTTCAACGCTGGCTGAACGGCGATCAGGAAATGCCGTCGTGGCTGGAAGAGTCGTGGGTCAACGCTCTTGAACCTGAATTCCGTGACCACTGCGTAAACGAACTGGCAAGTCGCCACGGTTTGACTGGCGCCCGCCAGATGACCAGCGACCTATGCGCCAACAAAAGCTTCGGCGCACTGATCCGTGCCCTGGGTGATGTGATCGACACCGGCAGCGAAGTGTTTGACGACCAGGTGATGTGCGAGCAAGACCTGCCGCACTTGCCGGCGTTCGCCAAGCAGTGCCGTCAGGTTGAAGCGAAGGCGGGGGAGTTGGGGCGCAAGGCTGAGCAGTTGATGAAAGACGCCAGGCCAAATTTGAAATCTATCGCCTGAATTTCAGGCACAAAAAAGCCGACGTACGAGGTCGGCTAATTCGATAACACTTTGTGAGACCGATTATATGCAAACCCCGCCACATATCAATAGCTCTACCAATCTCGCGCCACGTTTTCCGCAATCTGAAAGCGTGGCGCGTATTAGCTCACATTCCGTCCCCTTGGCGGCCTGACATGCAATACACCGTCACGATTAACCAGGTGAAGGCGCTGGAGTGGGGGCTGAACTCTCAGCAGGCCCTGCTGTTCGCGTTCGTCTACGGCTGCCCGAGCTGGACCAAGCCAATCAAGACCGATGACGGGATCTTCTTCGCGCTGAGCAAGGCAAAGATCATCGAGGAGCTGCCGCTGCTCACTGATAAGCCGGACACCGCTTACCGCATGCTGAAGGCCCTGGAGGAGGCCGGTTTGATTGAGCTTTCCAGTACTTCGAACATCACGCTTTTCCGCCTCACAGAGAAAGCGATCGAGTGGAACCAGAAGCTCGACGGGTCGGAAAAATATCCGACCCCGCCAAACAATAAGGGTCGGAAAAAAATCCGATCTACCTCGGATAAATCTCCGAGCAAGGTCGGAAAAAAATCCGGCCAAGGGTCGGATAAATCTCCGACAAATCAGGATACCAATCATCAGGGTACCAATCAGGAAACCAGTCAGGACTTGCAGGACGCCACCGGCAAGCCGGCTCAGTCCCGCGGCTTGGTGCTGGTTGTTGATCGCACCGATGCCCCGCGGGTCGAGATCCCCGCTGACATGCCGGGCCCCAAAGACCAAACCTGCAAAACCTTCAAGGTCTGGGCGAACTACGCCATGGCTTACCGCAAGCGCTACGGCGCCTGGCCGGTGTGGAACGCCAAAGTCGGTGGTCAGCTCGGCCAACTGGTTGACCGCCTGGGCGCCGACGTCGCCCACCATGTCGCCGCCCACTTCCTGAAAACCAGCGATGCCGCTGTCCTGCGCAAGTGCCACAGCCTCAACGAACTGCTGGCCAATGCCGAGAGCTACCACACCCAGTGGGTCACCGGGCAGCGCATCAACGGCACAACCGCCCGCCAGATGGAACGGACCGAGGCGAACCACTCCGCAGCCGAGCAGGCCGCCCAGATGGTCCTGGACAAACGCCAATCAGGTGACCGCAATGAATACCTCTGAAATGAACGACCAGCAGGTTGCCGGGCTGGCCGCTGCCATCTGCGCAACGGCCGAGGCCATGGGCCAGGAAATGAACCCTGGCACAGCCGCGATGATGGCTGAAGACCTTTGTACCTACCCGGTGCCCGTCGTCAAGGCGGCGCTGAAGGCGTGCCGCTTCGAAGTGAAGGGCAAGCTGGCAATGGCTGACATCCTGCAGCGTGTCCAGACCTCCGACGGCCGCCCTGGGAAGGACGAGGCATGGGCAATTGCCATGACCACCAACGACGAGTACGAAACCGTTGTCCTGACCGACGAAATCCAGCTGGCCCTGGCCGCTGCGAAACCCATCTTGGATGGCGGCGACAAAATCGGCGCGCGCATGGCCTTCATCGACGCCTACCAGCGGTTCGTGGGCCAGGCCCGCGAGGATGCGAAACCAGTCAACTGGCATGTGTCAGTGGGCTTCGACGCCAACCGCCGCATCCAGGCTGTGACCAAGGCAATGGAGCTGAAGCGCATTCCCCACGAACACGCCCAGAAGTACCTGGCAGACCTTAGCGTTGAGCCGATCACCGAGGATGGTCGTGCCATTGCAGGTCTGCTCACCGGTTCCGTCACCCGGGCAGAGCCCGTTCTTCGCCAAAAACTGGAGGTCGTGAAGAGCTCGATGCTGGAAATGCGGATAGCCAGCGAAGAGCGAAAGGATGAGATCCGGATTGCAGCGGCCAATGAGTTGGCTGATCGCCGGGCCCTGCTGATCAAGCAGGCGCAAGAACTGGAAGAGAAGAGGGCGGCGCAATGACCGACAAGATCAGCGTCAACTGTCAGGCCAAGCTCACCGAGGCGATCACATGCTTGACCACCATGTACCGGGACAAGAAGTTTGTGGTGGTCTCCCTGCGCCCGGGCAAGGACCGCACGCTCGACCAAAACCGCCTGTGGTTCGGGATGTACAAGCGCATCGCCGAAATGACCCAGATCGGCGACGCGGCTGACGCCCGGCGCTACTGCAAGCTGCATTTCGGCGTGCAGATCCTGTTGAACGAGGACGCAGGGTTCCAAGCCGAGTGGTACCGGGTCATGCGCCATCTGCCCTACGAAACGAAGCTGGCCATGATGGGGGAATGCCACCTGTTCGGGCCGGACGGCTTCCCGGTGACAAGCCTGTTCAATCGCGCCCAGGGCATCAATTACACCGAACGCATCGCCACCTACTTCACAGGCCAAGGTGTAGTTTTCACTGATCTACTCAGCAAGGAGGCTGCATGATCGCCAAGCAACCCAAACCTAAGAAGTGCAATAATCCGGCATGCGGCATCAGCTTCCCGCCGCAGCGGCTCGGCCAGGCAGTATGTAGCCCGAAGTGCGGTCTGGCCATCAAGGACGTGAACCAGGCGAAGGCGCGCAAGTCGCTGGCCGAGATCGGCCGCAAGGAACTGCGCGCGGCGAAAGTGAAGATCAAGTCGCGTGCCCAGCACATGAAAGAGGCACAGACAGCGTTCAACGCCTGGGTCCGTGAGCGGGACATCGGCCTTCCATGTGTGAGCTGTGGACGGCACCACAACGGCCAATGGCACGCCGGGCACTACCGCACCGTCGGCGGCAACCCTGAGCTTCGCTTCGAACCGCTGAATGTGTGGCGCCAGTGTGCACCGTGCAACAACCACAAGTCGGGCGACATCGTGAATTACCGGTTGGAGCTGGTGAAACGCATCGGCGCCGACAAAGTGGATTGGCTGGAAGGGCCTCATGAGCCTCAGCGCTACACCATCGAGCAGTTGCAGGCCATCAAGGCGAAATACCGGGCAATGACCAGAGAGCTGAAAAAAGGGGAAGCCGCATGACCTATCGCAACGTCGTTTCAGCAGTAGTTCGAGCCCTCGCGGCCGAGACCATTACTTCGGCAGGCGGCTGTGACTTCGAGCCGAAGGTGCAGTGCGCCAAGCAGAAGGGGGAGATCGTCGGTAAGGAGGCAGCGTTTCTTCAGGACTGCTGGGTGTTCGGACGCCTACATAAATCGCTGTCTGCTGAGCATTGGCGCGCACTGGTGGCGAAATTCTCAACGCATACCGAGCGCAAGCATGCAGCAATTTCCGAATTGACTCGGTTGATGCGCTCGCCGGCGCCGGAGCGTTTCCTGCACTGCGCCGTGGTGACATGGGCGCTTCCTCGGCTGCCAGGAGTGGACGGCAAGCGCTCCACGAACGTCCTGCCGGCCGGTTGGTACGAGATGGACAACTGGTCGAACGAGCCGCACCCGATCAAGACTCAGGAGCGCTGGAGGCGTGATATTCGTAAGGCGCTGGAGCGTGAAGTGGATGAGGCTTTGGTGTGTGCACAAACATTGCTGGATGCAGAAGGACTCATCGAGACAAAAGTTGCTTGACCAAGATTGCTCCACTGAGCCATTATCAACCCATCCTGTCATTCCTGCGCGTGTTGAGGGGTGAGCTAAAAGCCCAGCCGCCAAAGTTGGGCTTTTCTGTGAGCGCGAAAAAATTCGAGTTATCAGTATTCACCACTTTAGTCTCACTGGTTGCAGTGTTGGGCCCATTTTCCTATGGGGTACTGGCGCTCTATGAAATCGGGAGACTGGGGTATTTCAACGCACCAGTTGACTTCCTGCAGTTAGGGTCTTTTGGCTTTTCCGATGTGATACTCAAAGCTTACCCATCGGTGATTCCGATGGTTGCAGTGGCGGCTCTTTCCGTCAGGTTCTTATGGTTGAAAGGCATTCATCGAGCATATGCGGTTTTGCATATCGTTGGGCTTTTCGCTCTTTTGCTTATTACTTTAGTTAACGGCTCAGCCTGGAAGATATTTTGGGTTTGCGTTGCTGCCATTGCGATACTTTTTTTATTGATAAAAGGTCCTCCTGCGCCGCCGGAGATGGGTAATGAGTCAGAAGAAGACTCGAAACCATTAGAAACAAAAGACCAGAAGTTTTGGCGAATCGCTCAATGGTGTCCTGCGCTGATGATCATCGTCTTCGTTTTGGGTTGGATGGTGTCCGCTTACGGTGCAAAAAATGCTGAGCTTGAGACTTACTACTGGTGCACCAAGGATGAGGTTGTCCTAGGGTTCTATGGAGATAAGGTACTAACGTCAAAATTGCAGAATGGGGATATTGGTCATACTTTCTCAATTCGCGACGTTAAAACGTTGACGGAAATGAGTTATCAAAAGATTGGACCACTCAAGGTTGCTCCTCTTTGGAAGCCTGCTCTCGGCAGATAATTCCATGAGTCGAGGGATTCAATAGCGGCCTAGCGATTTGATAAAAAGCAATAACATAGCCCGCCAAAAGCGGGTTTTTTATTGCCCACGGAAAGGGCGATTCAGCAAAAGGAATTTGCAGATGTTGAAAGAATTCAGATGCGGTAACTGCAAAAGACTTCTCGCCCGCACGGGTGGGTTTACAGAGCTCCAGATCAAGTGTTCCCGGTGCGGGACGTTGAATCATGCGAAGGACAAGATCCTCGAGCAATCGCCTTTGAGCGACATGAAAGCGGAATCTTCCGCGAAAAATCATTCGACTCAATAGGTGACAAAATGACTGTACGAGTACTCGGCAAACACTTCAAAAACGACCTGACTTTCAGTGGCCGCGCCAGCGATGTGGCTACGTTGTTCACACCACAACAAAACGTGAATGGCATCATTTTTTATGACATCCGTACCTGGATCCAAAACACCGTAAGTGTTGGACTGACCCCGCCACCAGATCGTTTTAAATTTACTCTACCGATCATTCATACAGGGGGTGAGGTTTTTCAACCCATCGTGATTCCTGCGGGTCTTGGGGTATATATGCAGTTGAGCGACAGTTACAACATTCCCGTGTATATGCGCTGGGACTATCTCAACGCCGACGGCACTGTGGCGTAACTCACGCTGAAGACGGCAGGCCTGCATAAGTGCGGGCCTACCAAGAAATATCGCGCGGCTTAGGTCGCGCAACTATTCAAGGCCTCGCCATCGGGCGGGGCCTTTTCGTTTTCGGCTCCACCACACCCATTGCTCCGAGCTGGGAGTGCTGCTGGAGCTGACTTATCTGTACAGGTCGTACCTCGGCCACCTTTCTCTATGGAGTGGCGATGGATCCTAACGACCTGGGGCCAGGCACGTTCGCGTGGCTTGGCGGTACCGGCACTGTGCTGCTCGGTGGTCTGTTGTGGTTGAGGAAATTCCTCTCCAAGGACGCTACCGATCGGGCAATGGATAACGCCGACATTGGCACCGTCCGCCGGCTGAATGAACTGCTCGACACTGAGCGAGCCCGTGCCAACGCCGCCGAGGCCCGCGCCGACCAATTCGCCAAGGAGCGCAACGAACTCGCCGCGGCGGTTGGACGGATGGAGGGCAAGATTGAAGCGCTCACCAGCCAGGTCGCGCAGCTTACTGATCGTGTGACGCAGCAGAGCGACGAGATCAACCGCCTGCGCACCAAGCTGGGAGGAGTTGCCTGATGGACAGATGTGCAATCAACTTCATCGCCCGCCACTGGTGGAGGCGAGCCGAAGTGTGGGTAATCGCGCTGTTGCTGGTTACCGGTGGTTTTGCTCTGGGCTGGCAGGCTGGCGTCTGGTCAGCCAGCAGTGAGCAGACCAAGCAACTTGCAGAGGTGCGCGCCGCCTATGACGCCGCCCTGGGTAAGCGCGATGTGCGCCTGAACAGTTTGGCCGAGAAGACCCAGGACGCCGCGGTGAAGGTGCAAGAGGCGTCGAACTCTGCCGTCCAGGCGGCCGACACGGCGAGCAAGGCGGCCGAGAAAGCCAACGAAGCGTTAGAGCGGCAGGCGCCGTAGTCCGCGCCACGTTTTCGAATGCGCCAAATCGTGGCGCGTGCAAGGAGGTTGCCATGAGCATCAAGAAGACGCTGATCCACTTCAACGACATCACGCTCACCTTGTCTGCGGATGACCTGAAGGCTGCGCTGATCGCCAAGTATGGTGATGCCGCTTCAGAGGTGCTGGTCGACGGTGTGATCCTTCAGAGCTCCACATATTCCGCGTATTGCCCGGATGATGGCGTGAAGTTCACCTTTGCTCAGCCGCTGGAAGGGCACAACACATGAGCAGCGTCACCCGCCTGCGCCACGCGCTACCGATGAGCCAGGACATCAACTCTGCTGTAAGCGCTCTCGACAAGGCCATTGCCGATGCCGTGGACGCCGCCAAGGAAGCCGGGCTGCCCCAGGGGCTGATCGTGAGCCTGCTCCACGGTCACACCCACGCACAAACTCATCAGATGGTGACCGAATGACCATCAAGGTTTTGGAGTTCAAGCGGGAAGACTGGCGCGATGCCGCCAAGACCCTGCGCAAGATTGCCGATGACCTCGACGCCGGTGAGCATCCCGAGTGCACGGTTGGCGCCTTGACGCTTATCGGCGCGAAGGGAGAGGTGACAGTGTTCGGCCTCGGTCCTAAGTGCGATGACCTCCAATGCCTCGGTGCTATGCGCCTGGGTGAGCAGAAGCTGATTGATGTGCTGCTGGATCAAGGAGAAGGGTAGGTGTGCCGCACATTAGCGCGGCACTATTTGCGGGGGGGAGTAGATGTAGGTTAGCCGCGATCGATAATGACGATCTGGGCTTCGATTTCACCCTTAATCGAGCTGGCTTTACCCTGGAAAGTAACGCTTCCGTTCTCGAATACATTACAGATTGACTTGTCATCGAACGTGAATTTTGCAGTCCCAATTGCGTCTGGAAACTCCTTATTCACGGTTGTATATGAGTTTTCGATGTGTGCGATCAGGCGCGCGGGGTATTTGGTTTTCGCCATGGTGAAGCTCCATCCTTGTTAGTGGTTGTTGTTTATGGTGGCTAACTGCCTTGTTTTCAAGTGATTTTCCGAGTTAGGTGAAACAATTTATGACAACCAAGCAGCCCGATTGGGAGGCGATCGAACGTGCCTACCGGGCTGGTTCGCTTTCCATCAGAACTATCGCTGAGCGTCAAGGCGTAAGCGACACGGCAATTCGGAAGAAAGCCAAGGTTCAGGGATGGGCGCGAGACCTTTCTGACCAAGTGCGCAAAGAGGTTCGCAGCAAGCTGGTTCGCGGCGAGGTTCGCAACGACCAAGGCGCGAACTGCGAACTTGACGCCGAGATCATCGAGGAGGCCGCAGAAGAAGGGGCTCGGGTGGTTCGCAGCCATCGCCGAGACATTCGCAAGGCCACGAACCTTGCGAACCTGCTGATGGATGACTTGCTCAATACCATCCAGCGCCGCGAAGAGATCGAAGACGCGATCATCGACGAGACTGACGAGGACAATAACGGCATGCGCCGGGCCTCGATGCTCGCTGCTGTCGCGCTACCCAGCAATTCCAAAACCCTGTTTCAGCTTTCCTCTGCAATGAAGAACCTGCAGGTTCTGGAGCGTCAGGCATTCAGCCTGGACGAGAAGGAGAAGACGGACGACGCCGACGAGATCTCGAAGATGATGGATGAATTAACACAGGACGCCTGATATGAAACCCGAGCACATGAAACTGCTTCGGGATCGGTTCTGGCGACTGAATAATCTCTACTTCATCACCGACAAGCAGGGTAAGAAGGTTCGCTTCCGCATGACGCAGGAGCAGATCGACTACTTCCAGGGGATGCATACCCGGAATATCATCCTGAAAGCTCGCCAGCTTGGCTTTACAACGCTGGTGTGCATCGTTCAGTTGGATGCAGCGTTGTTCGAGGCTGCCAAGTGCGCCTTGATCGCTCACACACTGAACGACGCGAAGCGCCTGTTTCGAGAAAAGGTCAAATACGCCTACGACAACCTGCCGAAAGAGCTGCGTGCCGCCAACCCGGCGCGGAGCGACGCTGCCGGCGAGCTGGTGTTCAGTAAGGGTGGTTCGCTTTACGTTTCCACCTCGTTCCGGGGCGGCACGCTGCGATACCTGCACGTATCCGAGTTCGGAAAGATCTGCGCCAAGTTTCCGCACAAGGCGCGGGAGATCGTCACCGGTGCTTTCGAGGCTGTCGCTGCTGAGTGTTTCGTCACCATCGAATCGACCGCTGAAGGCCGGGCCGGGTATTTCTTTGATTACAGCCAGTCAGCGGAGCGCCAGCAATTAGCCGGTGTCCCGCTAGGCCTGCTGGATTGGAAGTTCTTTTTCTTCAGTTGGTGGAACAACAAGGCCTACTGGCTTGACCCGACTGACGTTGTCATCCCGCAGCGCCTGACCGACTACTTCAACGAGCTATTCGCAAAGCAGGGCATCGACACGAACCCTGGCCAGCGCGCCTGGTACGCCGCCAAGGAGAAGACCCTCGGCGACGACATGAAGCGGGAATACCCGTCACTGCCGGCGGAAGCCTTCCAGCAGTCGATTGAGGGTGCCTACTACGCCAAACAGTTCACCAAGCTGTATGGAGCGCAGAGGATTGGCGCGCTACCGGACAACAGTCATCTGCCGGTGCACACGATATGGGATATCGGCGTCGGCGACTCCACGGCCATCTGGTTTGTCCGGATTGTCGGCGAGGAATATCACGTCATCGACTTCTACGAGAACAGCGGTGAAGGCCTTCGGCACTACATGAAGGTGCTCAAAGATCGCAAATACACGTATGGCGATCACTGGGGCCCGCACGACATTGATAACCGCGAATTCGGCAGCGACGGCAAGACTCGGCGCGAACTGGCCCGTGAGGGCTACGAGATCGACGGACAAAAATACAGCCTCAAGTTCAGCGTTGTTCCAAAGCTGGGCATCGACGAAGGCATTGAGCAGGTTCGGGAGATCCTTCCGGCCTGTGCCTTCGATGAGTCCAAGTGCGAACTGGGTATTTCCTGCCTGGAGAACTACCGAAAGGAGTGGGACGACAAGCGGGGCTGCTGGAAAGACAAACCACTTCACGACTGGTCATCGCACGGCGCGGACGCCTTCCGCTACTTCGCCGTCTCGATGGGCCGACGCAAACGCACAGGCGGAACACGCCGAATTGGAGGCTTGGCCTGATGCCAGTGCAATCGACAAACCCCGACTACGACGCGCACATCGCCGAATGGGAAATGATGGACGACGCGCTCGAGGGCGAGTGCGCGGTGAAGCGCAACGAGCGCAATCTGTCTAAGCCGAGCGGTATGGTTGAGGCCGAGAAGATCGACGCCTCCGGCAACAAGCACCTGTACCAGAACTACACCGATCGGGCCCAGTACGAGCACTGGGTGCGTGACTCACTGCGCTCAATGATGGGCCTGGTTTCTCGGCTGATCCCGGAGATGGAGCTGCCCAGCGGCCTGAAAGGGCTGGAAGACAACGCCACTGCTGACGGCTTCGGCTTGAAGCAGTTGTTCTTCCGCATGGTGCGCCAGGCTATCTCGCACGGCCGGGTGCCGCTGGTGGTGAACATCGATGAGAGCGGCGAGCCTTATTTCTCGACGTACGCCACGCGCAATGCCATCAACTGGGACACGGCTGATCAAGGTGGGCGGCAGGACCTGGTCCTCTCTGTGTTCCGCGAGTTCCGTAAGAAGGGCGGCGACCGCTACAGCCATGACTGCGACACGGTGTTCCGTGAGTTCTTCATGCAGGGCGAGGTCTGCTACACCGCCGTGCGGAATGAAGGCGGTGAACTGGTCGAGGACGAAAAGCCGCTGGGCACAACAGGAACTGACAACCGCCTGGTCAAAGGCCTGTCGTACTTGCCGGTGATCTACTGCGGATCGACAGACAACTCGCCAGAAGTGGATGAGGTGCCGCTGCTGACCATGGCGCGGGCCGCACTGAAGTCCTACCAGTTGAGCGCCGACTACTTCACGTCGCTGCATCAGACCAGCCACCCGCAGCCTTGGGTTTCTGGGCTGGATGAGGCTGTAGAGCTGAGCGTCACCGGCCCATCTGCGGCATGGGACCTGGGCCCAAACGGCGAATGCGGCTACTTGGAGTTCCAGGGCGCGGGTATTGAAGCCGTGCGCAAAGCCATGGACGACCAGAAAAACGCCGCGCTTGAGGCCGGCGCGAAAGTCATGGACGTGGCCGGAACCGAGTCGGGTGAGGCGCGCAAAACACGCCAGAACGACCAGCACGCCACGCTGCATAGCATCGTCATCACGGTGGCCGAGGCAGTGGAGCAGGGCCTGCGTTACGCCGCCGAATGGAAGGGCTACGACCCCAAGCAGGTCAAGTTCAAGGTTAACCCTGAGTTCGTGACCCCGGTGGTCGACGCCCAGGTGCTCGCCGAGCTGCTCAAGGGTGTGATGGCCGGCACGATCAGCGCCGACACCTACTGGCAGTACCTTACCACCGGCAAGCTGCCGGAGCGCCCATACGAAGACGAAGCCGAACTGATCAGCGATGAGCGCGAGTCGGCCGGCATCAATTTGGACAAAGACGATGCCATCGACAAACCTGGTGCAGGCGGACAGCCAACTGTTGGAGCAGACGACGCGCCACTCGGTAATGCTGGAGCGGCTTAAGGCCGGCGAGGTCAAGAAGTTCGAAAAGTACCTGCGCCACATCGATACGCTGGTGCGGGAGCAGTTGACCCGCAAGGAGCTGACCACCTACAGCCGGGACCGCCTTGAGCAGTTTCTGGCCCGGGTGGATGGCAAGCTACTGGATATCTACAAGGCATACGGCGACCTGGTCCAGGCTGATCTGGTTGATATCGCCCTTTATGAGTCGACCTTCGAGGCTAAAAGCCTGAGTAACGCACTCTCCATCGACGCGGTGGTGCCGACCAACACGGTGATTCGCGCGGCTGTGTTCTCCTATCCGCTACAGGTGAAGGGCATCGACGGCGGCAAGCTGCTGAAGAGCTTCGTCAGCGGCTGGACTCGCACCGAGACGATGCGCGTCACGAACACAATCCGGCTCGGCTTCGGCCAGGGCCAGACCAATGCCCAGATCATCCAGGCGATTCGCGGTACCGCGGCGCAGAACTTCACGGACGGCGTCCTAGCGGTGAGCAACCGCAACGCTGCCGCCGTGGTGCAGACGGCAATCCAGCACGTAGCCACCACGGCACGAATGGAGACGCTGAAGGCCAATAGTGACGTGGTGCTGGGCTACCGCTGGGTGTCGACGCTCGACCGCAAGACCTCGCAGCAATGTAAGGGCCTGGATGGCATGCGCTTCGATCTGGGCAAAGGCCCGCTGCCGCCGGCGCACATCAACTGCCGATCAACCACGGTGCCGACCACCAGGCTTTCGGAGATGTTCGCCAAGGACGCCACGCGCGCATCCGTGGGCGATAACGGTGGGGCCCAGGTCGACGCAGGCCTGAACTATTACGAGTGGCTGGCAACGCAGCCAGCGAGCTTTCAGGATCACGCCCTCGGGCCGGTCCGGGGCAAGTTGTTCCGCGATGGAGGACTGACGCCGGAGAAGTTCGCCAAGCTGCAGCTGGATAAGTCGTTTAAACCGCTGACGTTGGCGCAGCTGAAGGAGGCAGAGCCCGACATGTTCACCCGAGCAGGCGTTACACTCGGCGCTCCACCAGGTTGAGATAGCGCATGCAGATCATCGTTGAAGACGGTAAGGGCAGGCCAGACGCGAATAGCTTCGTGCCGCTGGAGAAGCTGACCTTCTACCGCGACTACTACGGGTTCCGGATACCTGAAGCAGAGGCTGACCAGGTCGAACTGCTGCTGCGCGCCGCGGCCGACATCAACGGTCGCCAGTGGAAGGGTCGTAAGGCCAATCCTGAGCAGGCAATGTCCTGGCCCCGGCGTGACTGCAAGATCGAATACCAGACGTTGTCCGAGACGTTCGTGCCCTTTGAGCTTGAATGGGGCCAGGTACGGCTGGCGGTCGAGCTATACGCTGTCGACCAGGGCTTCCATATCGAGGAGCCAACGCATTGCACTGAGCCCAATGGCCGGCGCACGCGGCTCAATCGCGATACGCCAGGCTTTCGCATGCGTCCGCCGCCATACGCGCCGAGCAGGACGCAGTTCGCCGATTACCTGATGATGCGCGGCCTGTCGGTAGTGGATTCATGAATATGGGCTTGAATTAAAGCGTCTAAGTCCCCATGTGTAACGGCCTAGATATCAAAAGAGGCGCTTTATCATGACGGATAGGGAAGACGTTGCGCGTGCTATCAAGGCGCTCAGTCCGAAATCAGAAATTATGGAGTTTGATTTCACTCCACACGCTCCGAAAATTCTGCGTGAGCTGGCCGACGAAATAGAGAAAGGGACCAAAAACCTAAAGAGTGCAGCCTGGCATTGCAGTAAATCAACGCCGCACATTCAGCAAATGGTTGTAACCATTGAGCGCGATAGCTAACTCATAACCCAATTTGAAGTTCACAAACCTCGGCAATGCCGGGGTTTTTTTATGCCTGCTGATTAGGTCGGCAGCCCAGAAATCCCGAGGGGATACCCATGTTCAAGCTTAAACAACTTTTTCTGAATGCAGCCGGCGAAGGCGGCGAGGGTGGCGGCGGTCCGGCGATCACTCCTGAGATTCAGGCGCTGATTGATCAACAAGTCGCTGGGCTCAAGACCAAAAATAGCGAATTGCTCGCCTCCCTCCGGACCACCAAAACAGAATTGGATGGTTTCAAGACCCAGTTCGAAGGCCTGGACATCAACGCGGTGAAGGCCCTGCTCACCAAGGTGGGTCAGGATGAGGAGACCCGCCTGCTGGCTGAGGGCAAGCTCGACGAGGTCATCACCAAGCGCACCGAGCGCCTGCGCACCGATTACGACACCAAGCTGGCTGCTGAGAAGACCCGTGCTGACAAGGCCGAGGCCTTCGCCGCCAAGTACAGCGACAAGGTGCTGGCCGATTCCATCCGCGCTGCTGCCATCAAGGCCGGCGCGCTCCCCGAGGCTGCCGAGGACATCATCCTGCGCGCCCGGGGCACTTTCAAACTCAGTGAAGACGGCGAGGCGATTGCCACCGACCGTGACGGCGAGGTCGTTTACGGGAAGGACGGGAAAACCCCGCTGTCGCCGCTCGAATGGGCGGAGTCGCTGCGTGAAACAGCAACACACCTGTGGCCAAGGGCTCAGGGTGCCGGGCAGACCGGCGACAACGGTGGCAAGGCCACGAAAAAGTGGGGCGAGTACACGGAAACCGAGCGCGCTGCGATCGCCCGTGACAACCCTGAGCTCTTCAAGAAAATCCAGGCCACCAAAGGAACCTAATCCATGGCAACTACCCAACTGACCGACATCTTCGTCGGTGACTACTACGCCTCCCTGGCGCCGGTTAACAGCCCAGAAAAGACCGCTGTATACGAGTCGGGCATTGTGACCCGCTCGCCCGTGCTGGACGCGATCGCCTCCGGCAGCCAGGGCACCGCCGAGATCAGCTACTGGCAGGATCTCAACGCTGATGAAGCCCCGAACATCAGCAACGACGACCCGAACGACCAGGGCGAAGTCGGCAAAGTCACCCAGGACAGCATGCGTGCCCGGGTTCTGTATCTCAACAAAGGCTACGGCGTTACTGACCTGACCGCTGAGCTTGCGAACAGCGAGCCTCAGCAGCAGATCCGCAACCGCTTCGGCACCTACTGGACTCGCCAGTGGCAGCGCTACACTCTGGGTGCCGCTCGCGGCATCATCGCGTCGAACATCGCGAACAACGGCGGTGACATGGTCATCGACGCGGGTGCGACCATCAGCGCGAATGCCTTTCAGGATGCCGCGTTTACCGCCGGCGATGCGGCCGACCAGTTCGGCGCGATCGGCGTGCACTCGGTGGTGATGAACCAGATGGTCAAGCAGGACCTCATTGAGTATCTGCGTGACTCCGACGGCAAGATCATCCTGGCCACATACCTCGGCAAGCCAGTGTTCATGGACGATGCCCTGGTGTATGGCGCGGGCAAGTATCTGTCCGTGTTCTTCGGCCAGGGCGCGTTCGGTTACGGCGAAGGCACGCCGAAGGTTCCGGTAGAACTGGAGCGTAAGCCGGGCGGCGGTAACGGTGGCGGTGCCGAGGTGCTGTGGGAGCGGAAGACTTACATCCTCCAGCCTGCCGGCTTCAGCTGGAAGGGTTCCGAGGCTCAGAACCTCAGCCCAACCGCGACTCAGTACGCAGCTGCTGCGAACTGGCAACGTGTGTTCAGCCGCAAGCAGGTTCCGTTCGCCGCTGTGATCAGCGGTACCACCACGCCGTAATTCGGCCCACACAGCCTGGCGCCCTTATGGCGCCGGGATGCTTTTGAGGTGATTCATGAAAGTGATCTACACGGACAAACCGGGCAAAGAGCGCGGCGTGTGCTACCGCCTGTTGAGCGAGTTCTTTGGGGTGATCGGCACCGCGACTGAGGTTGTCGTCGAGGGCGATGCGCCGGATATCTTCGATGCCTACCAAGCGGCTGGCATCAAGGTTTCCGACGGCAAGGAGCCAGAGAACAAAGAAACCGACCCTCTGAAAATGAAGGTCCCCGAGCTGAAAGAATGGCTGACCGAGAAGGGCATTGCCTTCGACCCGTCCGCCAAGAAAGAAGACCTGCAGGCCCTGGTGCCAGCGAAATAAGGACAAGCATATGACCGACTTCATCACCGTTGCCGATGTTGATACCTCGCTGGGTCCTGGCTGGGCCGGCACCGGTGATCCGGTCCTTGCTGTGACCATGGCAAACGCCTGGCTCACTGCCAAGATTAAGCGGGCTGTTCCTGATCCGGTCCCGGCCGAGATCAAAACAGCTGGCGCCCAGGTCGCCAAAGAGGCGGCGGCGGGCAAGCTGTACACAGCAACGCAGAAGGAAGTGCAGAGCAAGACCGTATCCGCGCAGTCCGGCACGTCGGTGAGCAAAACGTACGTGGCAGGCTCTACCGACCAGTCGGCGGGCGTCAACTTCGCCCTGGCGCTGCTGGAGCCTTGGATCAAGCGCTCTGGCGTGATGATGCTGAAAAGGATCTGATCATGGGCATGCGCGAAGAGATCCAGGCTGAATTGGCCGAGGCGTTCGACGATCCCGATGGGCTGACCGACGCGGTTAAGCCCGTGACGGGCGTGCGCAAGGTTGCGGGCGAGTATGATCCGGACCTGGGCGGCGAAACGCCTGAGACCACCGTCAATTACATTGGGCGCGGTGTTCTGGGCAGCTACATGTCCAAGGAGATCGACGGTTCGCTCATCCAGACCACCGACAAGAAGCTGCTGGTGCTGCAAAACGAGCTGTTCCTGTCGGAGGCCGGCGTTCCGACGGCGGTACCGGCTGCCCCGGCCATTGGCGATATCGTCAACGGGCTGCGGGTGATGAACGTGTCAGCTGATCCGGCTGATGCGACGTGGACGGCTCAGTTGAGGAAGTGACATGGCAAGTAAAGGCGCAGGCCAGTCCGGCAGCTTCGCCCTGAGCCTGGCCGAGTTCGCCGCCCAGACCAGCGAAGCCATTGACGCCAGTGTGCGCGAAATCATCATCGAAGTCGGCAGCAGCCTGATCCGGATGTCCCCCGTGGGTAACCCGGAGATCTGGGCCGCAAACGTCGCTCACCGTGAGGTGAACACCCGGGCGGCCGACGACTATGACTTCAAGGTCGCGGTCCGCAATACGCTCATCAACCTCAACGAATCGAACTTCACCAAAGCTGGCAAACTGCGAAAGGGTGTGAAGTATGCCAAACCCCTGACAAAGACCGAGCGAGACCAGAACTTCAATGTGAACGGCTTGGTCGCTGGCAGTGACTACGTCGGTGGGCGGTTCCGGGCGAACTGGCACATATCGCTTGGCGTGGTAGAGAGCGTCACCTTTGATGAGGTTGACCCGAGCGGCGCCGAAACCACTGCTGCAATGGTTGCCGCGATGAGTGACTTCACCGCCGGCCAGATGGCCTACATCGTCAACAACTTGCCCTACGCGATCCCGTTGGAGTTCGGCCATTCCACCCAGGCCCCCGGCGGTATGGTCCGGGTAACCGTGGCTCGCTTCCAGCAGATCGTGCTGGAGGCCATCAGGAACAACCAGGTATGAGTCACGCAATCATCGCCTCGATCTACGAGGCCAAGCTGATCGCCTGGAACGCTGCCAGGTCGGACAAGCTCAAGATCGTTTTCGAGAACACGGCCTACTCGCCAGCGGAAGGCGAGACCTACCTGCGAGCCTTCACTATCCCGGGCGACACCGCGAGCAACACGCTCGGCGGTGATCACCGGCTGTTCACCGGCGTGTTTCAGGTCAGCATCATCGCGCCGGCGGGCACCGGCAAGATCAAGACCAACCCAATTACCACCGAACTGGTTGGCTTGTTCCCGCTATACGCCAGGGACACGAAGGGCGCGGTCACCGTGGTGACCATGTCGCCAGTTGACCCAGGGCCCGGCATCACAGGCGATTCAACTTACACCGCTCCAGTCTCGTTCTTGTACCGAGCCGACACCAACTGATCCCGCCCATTAGGCAAACCCAAAGACCCGCCATTGAGCGGGTTTTTTCACATCTGCAAAGAGGAAATACCCCATGGGCTACAAACTCCCGAACGGCGGCACCTTCCAGCACGCCGCAACCTACGCGACCGCACTGGCGTTCACTGCCATCAGCAACGCCGCCGAGGCCGTTGCCACTGTTGTCGGCGGCACCATTGCTGCCGGCGATATCGTTCTGCTCACGTCCGGCTGGAGCAAGCTGGATAGCAAGGTGGTGCGCGTGAAGGCGGCCACCGCGACGGCCATCACCCTGGAAGGTATCGACACCACGGATACTCAGGTTTTCCCGGCAGCGGGCGGCGCGGGCACGATGCGCAAAGTGCTGACCTGGGTGCAGATCCCGCAAATCTCCGACGTTGCCTTCTCCGGCGGCGAGCAGAACTACCTGGACGTGGTGTTCCTCGAGGACGACCAGGGCAAGCAGATCCCCACCGACAAATCGGCGGCAAGCATGGTCCTCACCATCGCAGACGATCCGGCCCAGGCGTTCAACGGAGTGCTGCTGAAGGCGGACGCCGGCAAGCAGATCGAAGCGGCCCGCTTGAACCTGCCCGGTAACGACACGCTGCTGTACGGCACCTACACGTCGTTCTCCAAACAGCCAGCGGTGTCCCGCAACAACCTGCTGACCCGCACCGTCAGCTTGGCGTTGCAGGCCGAGCCGACCCGCTACCTGACTGCGGTGGTTTAACCCATGGCTAAGATCCGTATTGCGCAAAAGGCTACGTTCAATGCGCCCGTGCTGATCCCGATCGTCGGCAGCGCGCCCGAGAAGGTTGAGTTCACCTTCAAGTACCGGGATCGCGCCGAGCTTGCCGCTTTATTCGATGAGTGGAACGAGGCGCGGGACAAGGCGCGGGCCGCGCTAGGCGATAAGCCGTCCTGGTCGGAAGTGGTCGCCGTGGACACCGAGCAGCAAACCCAGCAAATCAAGGACCTGGTAATCGGCTGGGGTTTCGACGACGAATACAACGACGACAACATCGTCGCATTCGTGAAGTCCTGCCAGGGTGCCGCCGAGGCGGTCGTTAAGGCCTACGAAGGCGCATACAACCAGGCCCGCCTGGGAAACTGACCGACGCCGCCCGCGCCATGTACTCGCCAAGCGTGCCCGACGCGATTATCGGCATGTTCGGCCTTGCCCCTGGTGATCTGGTTGAGGAAGTGGAGGTCTGGCCATGCAACTGGCCGGCCTTCCTCCTTTTCAACCGCATGTCCACCCAGTGGCGAGCAGGCGCCGGCGGCGCGATCGGTCTCGACTACAGCTGCATACGCGACGTGGCCGGTTTCCTCGGCATCAAGAAAAAGAAACTCGCTGAAATCTTCCCTGACCTTCAGGTGCTGGAAGGCGAAGCCCTGCGCGTTATGGCGGAGGAAAGGGAAAACAGCCCGTGACCACGGGCACTTATTCAAGGTGAGTCGATGAACATTGCAGAACTCGGTGTCAAGATCGACTCGGCCGATGCAATCCAGGCGAAAACGAGCCTGGATGAAATGGCGAAGGCCGGCGGCCGGGCCGAGCAGTCAGCCGTTTCGCTGATGAACGAAATGCAGGCCCTGGAAAAGTCGCTGTCCACCAGCGCCAAAACCACCCAGGACCTGGCAAAGCAGCGTGACGCTCTCGCCAAGCTGACCAAGACCGGCGCCTATGGCGAGGCCGAGGCGGCGAAGATCTCCGCTCAGCTGGACAAGCAGCAGATCGCCCTGGCCAAGTCTGCCCTGGACGAACAGAAGGCCCTGAACAGCCTGCTGGGTGCCATCGATCCAGCTCGCGCTGCCCTCGCCAAGCTGGATACGCAGGTCGAGCAGCTTGGCAAGCACCTGGATGCCGGCCGTATCAGCCAGGACCAGTACAACACTGCCCTGAGCAAGATCGACAAGGATTACGCCAAGCTCGAAAAGACCACCACCGGTTTCGACAAACTGCGCCTCGGTACACGCCAGGCGCAGGAAAACGTCGTGCAGTTGGGTAACGCGCTGTCGTCGGGTGATTGGGGTAGCGGCGTTCGCGCCGTCGCTCAGTTGGGCGCCGGTGCTGGCGCTGGTGCAGCTGGTATGCTCGCCATCCTGGCCCCGCTGGCCCTGGCCACTGCCGCCGTGGGTGGCCTCGCCGTTGCCTACTACAAGGGCAGCGAAGAGCAGGACCGCTATAACAAGTCACTGATCCTTACCGGCAACTACGCCGGCGTCAGTGCGGGGCAGCTTGGCGACATGGCGCGGCAGGTCAGCGCTACCGTGGGCACCACCGGCCAGGCCGCCGAAGTCTTGGCTCTGCTGGCTGGCAACGGCAAGATCGCTGGCGATAGCTTTACCGGCATCACCCAAGCCGCAGTATCGATGCAGGAAGCCACGGGCAAGGCAGTAAACGAGACGGTTGCTGAGTTCGTCAAGCTCGCCGATGACCCGGTAAAGGCATCCGCAGCGCTGAACGAGCAGTACCACTACCTCACCGCTTCGGTTTACTCGCAGATTGCCGCGCTGGAAGAGCAGGGCGATCACGCGGGCGCCGTGAAGCTGGCGACCGAGTCCTACGCCGATGCAATCAACGAGCGCACGCCGAAGATTCTGGAAAACCTGAGCTTCTGGGAGCGAGGCTACAACGCTGTTGCGCGCGCTGCTGACAACCTCAAAAACATCGGCCGACCGGACATTGGTGCAGACATTGAGCAGGCTCGCCGCGACCTGACCGATGCGCAGAAAGGCAATATCGGCCTGTTCCAAAACCAGAAGGAAATGATCGAGTTCCGGCAAAACCGCCTGAACATGCTGGAGGACGAAAAGGCAGCTCAGGCAGACATTGCCAAATGGGAGGGCGAGCAGGCCAAAGCCCAAGGGGCGGCGGTCACGGCAATGGCGAAGGTTGATGCGCTGACCAAGTCGTCGTTGACCAATGAGCAAAAGCGGACAAAGGAGATTGAGGACTATAAGCAGCAACTCGCGGATATCCGGAAGGTTGCGCCAAATGATCCCCGTCTCCAGCAGGACGTTGTCGAAAAAAACATCTCCAACATCAATGCCAAGTTCAAGGATCCAAAGGCTGCCGGCACACAGGTCGACCTGACCGCTTTCAACGACGCCAAAAACGAATTGGCCGCGATCACCGACACCTACAAAAACTACCAGAAGGAACTGGAAGCGGCGCAAAAGGCTGGCCTGCTGTCCGAGGAAGACTATCTGCTGCGGCGCCAGGCGCTGATCGGCAATCAACTCGACCAAACCACGGCAGCATACGAGGCTGAGATCGCCGCTCTTGAGGCCGCCAAGGGCAAGAAGTCCACATCTGCCGCGCAGAGCATCCAGCTCGACCAGAAGATCGCTGACGCACGCGCAGGGATGGTCAAGGCGCAGAAGGATGCGGATAGCCAGCTTGAGGTACTGGCGACCAACGAAACCGGGCGCCTTGCCAAACAGGAACGGGCCATCAGCACGTACGTGCAGGCCCTGGGGCAGCAGCAGCGGGCCTTGGAGCTGGCTGGCCAGCGCGCAGTTCTCGGCGTAGGACAGGGCGATCGCCAGAACGCGCTCAGCGGCGAGCTGAACAGCCAGCAGGACCGGTTTGCTCAGCAGTCGCTGGAGTTGGCCAACCAGAAGTCCGACCCGTCGCGCAACATGTCGGAAGAGGAGTTCAAGCGCAAATCGCAGGCGCTTGCCGATGCGAATAAGGCCGCGACGGACCAGATCCGGCAGAACTATGCGGACGTGGAGAATGCCCAGGGCGATTGGACGAAGGGTGCGACTGCGGCTTGGGACAACTACCTGGACTCGGCGCAGAACATCGCCGGCCAGACGAAAAGCCTGTTCAGTAACGCCTTCAGCTCCATGGAGGACTCGATCGTCAATTTTGCGATGACCGGCAAAGCGTCGTTCTCAGATTTCGCCAAATCGATCCTGGCTGATATGGCGCGTATCGCTACCCGTCAGGCGAGTTCGGCTTTGTTGGGCAGCTTGGTGGGCGCAGCGGCCAGTTACCTCGGCGGAAGTGCTGCAGGTGGCGGCAATGGCATGGCTGCAGGGTCTGCCGGTGCCACGTCGTCGAACCTCGGGGCGTCATCAGCCGGTTATTCCAGTACCTACTTCCCGCAAGCGAAGGGTGGCGCCTGGTCGGGTGGCGTGCAGATGTTTGCCGACGGCGGCGCCTTCACCAACTCCATCGTCAGCAAGCCCACGGCGTTTGGCATGGCCAACGGCAAGACAGGTGTTATGGGCGAGGCAGGGGAAGAGGCGATCATGCCGCTGACCCGTACTTCCAGTGGCAAGCTTGGGGTTATGGCTGCCGGCGGCGGATCTGGATCAACGCAGATCAATGTCGAGGTGCACATCGATGGCGAGGGCAACGCCTCGTCTTCGGCTGATGCTCCCGGCTATGACCTGTTCGGCAAGGAACTGGCCGCGTTCGTTGAGCAGAAGTACCAACAGATGCGCAACAAGGACATGGGCCAGGGTGGCGTCATCAACAAAGCAATTAAGGGGCGCTGATGGCTATCGAGCGATTCACCTGGGCGACAGAGAAGGGCGCAGAAGGTGATATCACCCAGCGCGTTCGCTCCAAGCAGTTTGGCGATGGATACGAACAGTCGGTAGAGGACGGCCTCAACAACCGGTCGCAATCCTGGCCCGTGACCTTCACGGGCATGAAGGGGCGCATCAAGGACATCATGGACTTCCTCGACCGACACAAGGGGGCGAAGGGCTTCCTGTGGGAGCCGCCCCTGGGTGAGCTTGGTCTCTACAAGTGCAACAGCTACAAGCCTGTGCACCGCGGTGGCCAGGTCTACGCCATCACCGCGACTTTCCAGCAAACCTTTCATCCCTGAGTAACCGCCCATGGCACTTATCACGGATATCCAGAAACTGGAGCCCGGCGGCGAGATTCGCCTCTTTGAAATTGATGGGACCGAATACGGCGCCGATTACCTTCGCTTCCACGGTCACGCCATCCCGCACACGCCAGAGGAATTGCTGGCCTATGAGGGCTCGGAAGAGGACCTGCCCGCCAAGTCGATTATCTGGCAGGGGCAGGAGTACGCAGCCTGGCCGGTGCAGATCGAGGGTATTTCCTCGAGCAGCGACGGCACCGCCTCTCGGCCGACTTTCGCCGCGGGTAACGTCAACGGTCGAGTCACGGCGCTGTGCCTGGCTTTCGAGGACATGCTTAAGTTCAAGCTGACGGTCCGTGAGACCCTGGCCCAGTATCTGGATGCGGCGAACTTCCCCGAGGGCAACCCGACCGCCGACCCGACCCAGGAGGCGCTGGAGATCTGGTACATCGACCAGAAAACCAGCGAGGACGGCGAAGCGGTGGTCTGGGAGCTGTCTTCCCCGGGCGAGATCGACAACCACGGTTTGCCCGGCCGGCAAATGACGACGTTCTGCCACTGGGCCATGACCAACGGTTACCGGGGGCCGGACTGCGGCTATACCGGTTCAGCGATGTTCGACGATGAGGACAACCCCACGGACGACCCGGCCCTGGACCAGTGCAAGGGCTGCCTATCGTCCTGCAAGCTGCGCTTCGGCGAGAACAACGAATTGTCCTTTGGCGGATTCCCCGCTGTATCCCTGATCGCCCGGAGCTGACCATGCGCAAGCACATCATTGCGGCCATCCAGGCGCACGCGCAGGCCGAGTATCCGCGCGAGTGTTGCGGCCTGCTGCTGGCCATCGGTCGGGCACAGAAATACTTCCAATGCCGGAACATCGCGACGGAGCCGAACGAAGAGTTCCGACTGGATCCAGAGGACTACGCAGCGGCGGAAGACCTGGGCGAGGTGATCGGCATTGTCCACTCGCACCCGGACGCCACCAGCAGGCCGTCACCGCATGACTTGGCCATGTGCGAGGCTACGGCCTTGCCCTGGCACATTCTGTCGTGGCCCGAGGGCGACATGCGCACGATCACGCCAACGGGCAGCACGCCGCTGCTCAAGCGCCCGTTCGTGCATGGGGCCTGGGATTGCTGGCAGGTGTGCGCTGATTGGTACGCCCGCGAGTGGGGTTTGGAGTTCGAGCCATTCCAGCGCGCCGATGGCTGGTGGGAGAGTGCGGAGAACGCAAGCCTGTACGAGCAGCACTACGAGGCGGCCGGGTTTGTGCGCGTAGACCGACCGCAGCGCGGTGACATGATCGTTATGCAGGTTGGCCGGACGGTTCACCCGAATCACGCCGGGATTTACCTGGGCACTGATCCGGCACTTCCTGGCGAAGAGTCGGGCGTGTACGGCCCCGGCCCGTTCCTGCTGCACCACCTGTACGGCAGGCCGTCGGAAATTATCGTATTCGGCGGGCCCTGGCACGACCGGACGCGCCTGATCCTCAGGCACAAAGACGCAACACAACCAAAATGACGCGGCAGAGCCGCAAGGGTGAGCTATGCAAGCCAGCCAGCGCTACACACTGAATATTCGAGATTTATTTATCAGCTCAAGCGAGGGCCTTTGCGGCGCCGAGGTGGTTGTCGCCATTCTAGACGGCGATACCGAAATCGACCGATTGAGCTTCAAGGGCAAAGTTGGGCCGGGTGGTGATGGTTGCGACAGAAGCTATACCGCGAAGCCGGGGCTGAAGGCGGAAAAAATCTCTGGCCCCGGGTCTATCACAATGAAATCAGCGATCTAGATCGGAGAAGATGAAATCATCCGTTCCGAGCCTGTGAGATCCGTACCCCGCGACGTAGCCATCACCCGCGGTCGTCGCTTGGGATTCAGCCTCATCTTTGCTCGAGAAAACGCCGTGAAGACTCCATGGAGAATTTCGGACAACACCCCAACCGAGTACGGACCCTGCGTTATCTGGATCTTTTGGTAGTTGATTACTCACATTGACCTCCAGGTCATAAACGCGCCGATATTGGCGCAACCCCAGTCTTTGGGATTACAGGCGTAGGACTGGGGAAATCCATTTTAGGTCTCCTGGTAAAAAGAGATCGTTTCTTTCAGCGAGGCTGAAAACTCATAGATCTCGTCCAGCGAGTTGATAGGGTGGCGCGTTTCGACTTTGTCCTTGTCGAAAATTCCCAGATATTTTTGACTGCGATTGAAGTGAAGCCTGGCGATAGGTTTTCGATTATTGTCGTCTAGGAGGATGCCGAAGTAGCTCTGTGTATCTCTGCTAGCTATGCGCTTTGCATCTATAACAGTCCGAACAATCGCTTTGATAATATGGAACCCTTCCAGCTCCTCCATCGTCGTCAGAATGCGATCTTCAGGCTCTTCCTGTGCATCAGTCTGATTTTCGGCCACGACCGATTCAGCGAGCGTGGGAAACGTGGCTTTACTCATCGCCGACTTCAGCCTGTCGTTGATCTGATCACTGAGAAACTGGGAAGCCGCCTTCCTTGTCAGCTGAGCAAATTGATCTCGAACTTTCTGGGTGATTACTCCTTCGTAGACTCGCGATGCGAAGAAACGAACGAAATCATCATCAGGCTGGGTGAACTGTTTGACCATTTCCTTTTTGATGTTTCCCACATACTTCAGTTCGCCAGCGGCATTGATGATCGAATCAACGTCGAAAGCGGATTTTGTCAGTTTTTGAAGCTCGGGGATGACATGCTCATCGATGTTGAGCAGGTCGATCTCAAGAAATGGCTTCTCGTCCATTTTGTTTGCAGCATCGAGATCTGTATAGAACCGATAAAATCTGCCATTTGTGAGGATGGAAATTCTCGCAGTCGTAACGTGGAAGTAGCGGAAGAGCTGGCTCGCATGGTTGATATTGAGCGGCTCGCCGACTTTTTTCGTTTCGATCAAAATCTGGATCTGGCCACCCTTCAAAATCGCGTAATCAATCTTTTCCCCTTTTTTCGTGCCGACATCGCATACGTATTCCGGAACGACTTCGGAGGGGTCGAACACATCGTAGCCCAGCACGGTATGAATGAACGGCATTACGAAAGCAGTCTTCGTTGCTTCCTCAGTTTGAATTGTCGATGCTAGCTGATTAACCTTCGCTGACATTGCGTTCAAGCGTTCTACAAAATCCATTTCTCTGCTCCGTTGCACGTTCATCCGGCTGGGCCGTAGAGGCGCAACGCTACTACGCCAAGCCCGTGCCCCGCCACTGGCATTCCATCCACGCTGGATGCCTGGCCAGCGTCGACTTTAGTCGAAGTTGATAGGCAACACTTGAGGCGCTAGATTCGTCTCGGCGATGGAGCCAATGCTCAATGCCAAACAAGGAAGAAGTAATGGTTAATAAGGTAAAAAACGAGGCCGAGCTGCAGGCGTGGGACCAATATGCTGCAGCAGCCATTGCCACGGCTTACAACGCCGTGCATGGTAATAACGCGCATGACTACGTATTGAAAGCTACACAAAGAGCTGCAGAAATTGCAGATGCGCTGATTGAAGAGCGCCGGAAGCGGTAAATATATATGACTTAGAGCCCAGCCCCGCGCTGGGCTTTTTGCATCTGCCCCCCAGTGCTACAGTCCCGCCAAACCAAAGAGGGAACGACATGCGGATTTTGATAGCGGCGATAGCGGTGGCGATGCTGGCGGGGTGCGCCTCATCGGCGATCTCGGTGCGGGATGCGAAGCCGGTCCCGTCGGACGAGGTTTATGCCTTCCAGACTAAACCAGCTGGCGAGAGCGGCAAAATCACCGTGGTGCGCGACTCCGGCGCGGTCGGTTCTGGCTGCGACATCGTTGTTTATGTCGACGGCCGCAGGGCTGCAAAAATCGGAACTGGTCAGCGGGCCACATTCTACCTTCCGCCGGGGTCGCCCAATCTCGGCGCGGGCCTGGCGGGCTCTGGCTTGTGCGCAGGTGCTGCAATTCGCACCATCGCAGCAACGGTGCAGCCAGGTAAGGAAAGCCTGTACCGTATCAGCGGCGACATGGCCGGGTTCTACATAGGGCCTTATGTCGATTACAACTGAATCAAGAAAACCTTGAAGCCGCCTCCGGGCGGTTTTTTATTACCCGGAGAAAATGATGCAGGCATCAGCGATCAACTACCAACCCATGACGACGGTTCGCCTGCATGGACAACTCCGACAGTTCGGCAAGTCGTTCCGGCTTTCCGTAAAGTCTCCAGCAGAGGCGATCAAGGCTCTTTGCGTTCAGATTCCTGGCTTTGAACGCTTCCTTTCGAATGCGAAATCACGCGGGCTTGAGTTCGCTGTCTTTCGTGATAATCGGAACATCGGTGAGAAAGAGCTGAATTACAACGGAGCGGGGGATATACGCATTGCACCGGTGGTTGTGGGTAGCAAGCGCGGCGGAATCCTCCAAACCATTGTCGGCGCCATCCTTATCGTGGTCGGGGTGATCTTCTCCGCTACACCTTTCGGCACCCCCCTCATAGGCGCCGGTATCGGTCTTGTCGCCGGCGGTGTTATCCAGATGCTGAGCCCTCAAGCCAGCGGCCTGAAGACCAGCGCTGCGCCAGAAAACACCCCCGGTTATGCGTTTGGCAGCGCCAAAAACACCACGGCATCGGGCAACCCAGTGCCGCTTTGCATCGGCGAACGGCGGTGGGGCGGCGCGATTATCAGCGCTGAGATCTACGCAGAAGATCGCATGTAACTACCACCTGTAGCACCACAGCCGCCCACGAGGCGGTTTTTTATTGCCTGGAGAAAAGCATGGGCGCAGCACACAAAATCGACGTTTATGGCGCCAAGGGCGGATCGGATAAGCCCAAAACACCTACTGAAGCGCCGGATAGTCTGCGCTCTGTCGCCATGGCCAAAATGCTGATCGCCGTGGGCGAGGGAGAGTTCGAAGGCACACCTACCGCGCGCGATATCTTCCTCGACAACACCCCGCTTCAAGACCCCCAAGGCAACATGAACTTCCCGAACGTTAAATGGGAGTGGCGCACCGGGGCGGTAGACCAAACCTATATCCAAGGCATCCCGTCGATCGCGAACGAAACAACGATCGGTACGGAGTTACGCAGTGGCACGCCCTGGGTTCGAGCCATCACCAACACTCAGCTTTCTGCTGTGCGCGTGCGCTTTGCCTGGCCGGCACTTCAATCGGTCGACTCGGGCGGGAACATCAACGGGTACACGATTGGCTACAAGGTCGAGTTGGCAACTGACGGTGGTGCCTACCAGGAAGTGCTGAATGAGGCCGTGTCCGGAAAGACTACAAGCGTCTACGAGCGCACGCGCCGCATCGATTTGCCGAGGGCGAGTTCAGGTTGGCTGCTGCGGATCACTCGTCTGACCGCGAACCAGAACAACAACAAAATCTCCGACACCATGCAGATTGCCGGCTTCACTGAGGTGATCGACGCGAAGATTCGATACCCGAACACCGCGCTGCTCTTCATTGAGTTCTCGGCAGAACAGTTCCGCAGCATCCCGGCCGTGACCTTGGGCTGCAAGGCTCGAAAGTGGCCGGTGCCGAGCAACTATGACCCTGCGACCCGAACTTATACGGGTATATGGGATGGCACCTTCAAAGAGGCGTATACCAACAATCCGACCTGGGCGACGCTCGGCATCACCACGAACGACCGTTTCGGCCTGGGCCGTCGCATCAAACCGTGGATGGTAGACAAGTGGGAGCTGTACCGCATCTCGCAGTACTGCGACCAGCTGGTGCCGGACGGCAAAGGCGGCATGGAACCGCGCTTCCTCTGCAACCTGAACCTGCAGAGCAAGGCTGACGCCTGGTCGCTGTTGCGCGATATCTCGGCGATTTACCGCGGCATGACCTACTGGGCCCAAGGCCAAGTATTCACGCTGTCGGACATGCCGCGCGCCACCGACTTCGACTTCGCGTACACCCGGGCGAACGTGATCGATGGCAAGTTCACTTACTCCAGCGCATCGGAACGCACCCGTTACAGCCGTGCGCTGGTCAGCTACGACAACCCGCTGAACAACTACGACACCGATGTAACGGCTGTGACCGATGCGAAGCTCCAGCGGCGCTACGGTGACAACCCGTTGGAGATCAGCGCAATTGGTTGCGACAGAGAGTCGGAGGCCCAGCGCCGCGGAAAGTGGGCGCTGCTCACGAACTCGAAGGACCGGGCCGTCACATTTAAGGTTGGCCTCGATGGTCGCATCCCGTTGCCAGGGTACGTGATCCCGATCGCTGACGAACTTCTGGCCGGCCGGCCGGTGGGCGGGCGTATCTCGGCGGTGAGCGGCAAGGTCATCACCCTGGACCGCGACACGCAAGCCAAGCCCGGCGACAGGCTGATCCTCAACCTGCCCGACGGCAAGTGCGAGGGCCGCACCGTGCAGATGGTCAGTGGCCGGCAGGTCACCGTGACCGTGGCTTACTCTGTGCCGCCTGAGCGTGAGTTGGTGTGGGCGCTGGATGCTGACGATCTGGCCATCCCGCTTTATCGCGTGGTCAGCGTGGCGCGGCCGGAGCCTGGCGTGTTTGAAATCTCGGCTGTGCAGTACGATCCGAGCAAGTTCGATCACATCGACACCGGTGCCCGGCTGGAAGAGCGCCCAATCAGCGTTGTGCCTATCACCGTGGTACCGGCGCCGGCGAGCGTCGACATCTCGTCGAACTACTCTGTGGATCAGGGCTTGGCGATCAGCACCATGAACATCTCATGGCCTGCCGTGGCTGGCGCTGTCGCGTATGACGTGGAGTGGCGCAAGGACAGCGGTAACTGGATCAAGCTGCAGCGCACCGGCTCTACCAGCGTCGACGTCACTGGCATTTACTCGGGCGCATACCTGGCCCGCGTTCGGTCGGTGAGCGCCTTCGAGATATCTTCCATCTGGAAGAGTTCCAACCTGACAAACTTGGAAGGGAAGGTCGGCTTGCCGCCGGCGGTGGCGTTTCTGTCCACCACCAGCGAACTGTTCGGGATCGGCATTCGTTGGGGATTCCCTGCTGGCGCCGAGGATACCCAGCGCACCGAGTTATGGTATGGCCAGGCCAATGACCTGTCGGTGGCCACCAAGCTGGCCGACCTGGCGCACCCCCAGGCGAATTACAGCATGCAGGCGCTCCAGGCCGGCGCGCAGTTCTTCTTCTGGGCGCGCCTGGTGGACCGCACCGGCAACGTGGGGCCGTTCTATCCAGTCGGCAACGGTGTAATGGGTATGGCCAGCGCCGATCCGGCGCCAGTGCTGGACTTGATCGCCGGGCAGATCGGTCGCACGGAGCTTGGCCAGGACATCGTTGACGAAATCGACAAGATTCCAGGCCTGCAGGCGCAGATCGATGCGCTCGATGGGCTGTCGGCCTATGACCCTGAGTCGGTCTACATCGAGGGCGACCTGGTGGTGGTCGGCAAGCGGATCTATCAGGCGACCCAGTTGGTGCCGGTAGATACCTCGCCGCCGAACGCCGCTTACTGGGTGGACGTGGGCCAAGTGCTGGTCACGGCAAACGGGCTGGCACGTCAGGTTGAGATCAACACCACCAGCATTACCGAGTTGGATGGTGTGGTCACGGCCCAGGCGTCGAGCCTTCAGTCCTTGCAGTCGGCATATCGGGATGACACTGGAGAGGGTGACCTGGCTGATGCGATCCATGGATACAACGCGGCAGCGAGTTTCGCGCAGGAAGTGAAGACGCGCGCCTCGCAGAACGAGGCCATGGTTCAGCGGCAGGCGGAACTCACCGCTTCGGTGGGCGATGTTGCCGGCAGCGTGACTGATCTGGAAAGTGTTGTGGTCACCGACCGCGAAGCAACCGCTCAGGCCATCCAGCAGATCGGCGTCAAGATCGATGACAACTCCGCAGACATCCAGACCGTAAGCCAGGCTCAAGCTGACACCGACGGCAAGTTCTCCACGATGTACTCCGTGAAAATGCAGGTCAATGCCGATGGGCAATTGGTCGCAGCTGGTTTTGGCTTGGGTATTGAGCAGGACGAAGAGGGGGTGCTTCAAAGCCAGTTCCTGGTCAGCGCTGATCGTTTTGCGATTGTCAGCACGTTGGCCGGCGGGCAGGTTTTTACGCCGTTCACGGTTGATAACGGGCAGGTCTTCATGCGCTCGGCGTTCATCCAGGACGGCAGCATCACCATGCTCAAGATCGGGCAGGCCCTGCAATCTGACAACTACGTCGCCGGTGTGCAGGGGTGGCGCCTCGATAAAGCTGGCAACTTGGAGTTCAACGGCCCAGCGCCCGGCGGTGGCCGGCTGACCATGACGAACCGCGCTATCAAGGTCTACGACGAAAACAACGTTAAGAGGGTTCAACTTGGGGATCTGACGGCATGAGCTTCGGCATGAGGATATGGGGGCCAACAGGGAAGTTGGAACTTGATGAGAACTCATTCACCGTAAGGATCATTTATTCAGGCGTTGTCGCGTTCATCACGGGAGGGAACCGGTACATCAATATTTCTATCCCTGGAGTTTCGCCGTCAACACACTCCGCAATCTGCATTCCGATTGGTGCATACCCCCAAGATCCAAACGCTCAGAACAACTATGCGGTTCAGTACGAGCCGGCGGTTTACTCTGGTGGTGTGACTGTATGGTTTGGGAATCGGACTGGAGCGGTGAATGCCATTAACGGACTTGGCCCTCAGAGACTATTGGTTATGAAGGATAGGTAGATGACATTTGGTTTGACGTTTACCAACAATAACGACGTGGTTACGCTCGACTCTGAATTCTCTAGGCTGGTGATTGTGCAGTCTGGGAGATACTCGGGCGGCGCCGCGTTCTCCCCAGCCATCACTACTGCCGAGCCTCCCCTGGTTTTCGTGCGCCCGGACGGAACGACGACTTTCCAGTACACCACTATCAGTGGCGGCTCTGGAAACTGGACTGGCTTTTCATTCTTGTCGGCTGGATCTGGCAATTACTTTTGTGCTGCGTTCAAGTCACGCGAGCTTGCAACCTATGGACTTAGGCTGTGGGACGGCGGAGCGAATCTGCTATTTGATAGCGGAACGCCTTGTGCTCAGTTCACACGCACGATAACCAGTTGGACATATACAGGTTCAAGTCAAACAGGGCAGGGCACAACTAAATCGAATTGGACTGCTTATTCGCCGCTGGATACCGGCGACTACATGCTAGTTAATAACATTGGCATGGATGTTGGTGGTAATTCGACGAGAGCAGCAAAGCTTTATGTTGTTTGGAATTACGGTAATAACAGGCTTGAGCCTTACATTATAGGTGTAAATAACTCGGTAAACTTCTTCATTCCCATCGTGTTCGCCAAGCCTATTTCATAGGGGATTTATATGACCTGGTACAAAACAGGCACAGTTTCTGTGACGCCTGGCAGCAATGCCGTGCTCGGCGCTGGCACATCGTTCATTGCGAACTCTCGTGTTGGCGATGCGTTTCGTGGGCCAGACGGTGAATGGTACGAAGTCACCAATATTGCCAGTGATTCTGCGCTTTCGATCGCGCCGGCCTACCAAGGCTCGGCTGTTGCAACTGGCGTTTACTCGCTTGCGCCGATGCAGGGGTACGTCAAGGACTCGGCTGATGCACTGAGAGCAGCTACCCAGGTGATTGCCAGCGGCGTTGCCGACATGCAGGAGCAAGTGGAGGTCGCTACCGAAGCGGCAACATCTGCCGGCCAGTCCAAGACGGTAGCCACTGAGCAGGCGGGTATCGCAACCGCTGCTGCTTCTTTGTCCACAGATAATAAAGACGCTGCACAGCTGGCTGCTCAGCAAAGCGCATCATCCTCTCAAGCCTCAGGCGCTGCTGCAAATCTCGCGGAGACGGCTAAGAATTCAAGTGTGCAATCGCAGCAAGCTGCCGCCTCGTCTGCAGCGGCGGCGGCTGCATCTGCTGCACACGCTGAAGAGGTTACAGTAGGCAAGGCTGCCAGCGGCGATAACAACGATATCACATCGCTGCGAGCGATAAGCGCTGATGGCTTCGACAGGATCAGGCTGGGAATCGCTCAGATGGCCGGGGCTACGGCGGGTGTCGGGGGAGTTAAAGGCCTGGTGCCCGCCCCCTCGATAGCTGACCGGCTGAAGGTGTTAAGCGGTGCAGGTACTTGGGTCGTTCTTCCATCCCCTTCTTGGGGTAATATCAGCGGCTCGCTTTCTGCGCAGACAGATTTGCAGACGGCTCTAGATAATAAGATAGAATCTGGATTAGTACAGTTTTCATACCTGTATCCAAATGGTGGGAGTGCAGCGAGCCCCGCGTCCGTAACAATCAATCAACGTTACGTTAATTCTAACCCATTCCCCGGGCACCCTGTTATATGCCAAGCTGAGCTGCTGGTAAATGGAGTTTGGGGTGACGCCGGATGGATGTTTGCAACTGCATCAAATATTCAGGGCACGAGAGCAAGTCAATACGGTGACGACATAGTTGTAGCTACTGGCGTATCTTTTCTGGCAAATATTAGTCAGAGTTCAGGTGGAGGGTTCCCTACTTCGCCCCAGAACTCTACCTATCCATGCAGAGTTAGGGTGTGGAGGATAAAGGCATGAAGTTTTATGCTCAGATTAATGGCAATCTACAAACGGTTGATGAGGCCGATTCGGGCTGTCCTGATGGTTGGATTGAAATGAAATATAGGCGTCCAGAGGATGCATATACGCTTGAATATACCGCTCAAGCGGATGGTACATGGGAAATCACTCAGGAAACATTGAACTCAAAGTTAGCTCCTATTGAGAACGATTGGCGGGACTCTGAAATGCCCAAAGCGCAGCAGAACGTTACCGCCATCGAGTACGGCGAGGAAGACATCCCGGGCACTGCACAGCAGTGGCAGAAATACTGGCTGGCGCTGCGCAAGTGGAACGACACCAACCCCGACTTTCCCGACAGCAGCAAGCGCCCAGTGGCCCCGAGCTGATCGTAATCAGAACAACACCACCCGCCATGAGCGGGTATTTTTTTGCCAGGAGAAAATATGAACGCGACTGATAAAGACCGCGATGTTTTGGCGCGCACGCTTTGGGGTGAGGCACGCGGCGAGGGCCTGGCAGGCCAAATCGCCGTTGCCTGGACTATCCGCAACCGGGTGTTCGACGGAAAGCCGAAGTCTTGGTGGGGGGAGGGCTATGCCGGGGTGTGCCTGAAGCCTTGGCAGTTCAGCTGCTGGAACCAAAACGACCCGAATTATGCGTACCTGAGTGGCGCCAAGTCGATTCCGGCCGCGCAGTTCGCCCAGGCTCAGCGCGCAGCTGATCAGGTGATGTCAGGCGCAACGCCCGATCCAACCGGCGGTGCCACGCACTACTACGCCACGACCATGCCTAAGGCGCCGGCCTGGGCGTTGGGTGCCAAGGAGACGCTGCGTCTCGGTCACCACATTTTCTTTAAGGATGTACCGTGATGACGCCGGGCCAGATCCTAGCGTCGATCCTCCTGGCGCTGTCCATCGGCTTTGGGGGCGCCTGGCAGGTGCAGGACTGGCGCATGGGCGAGAAGCTCGCTCTGCAGGATGGGCTGCATAAGAATGACCTGGCCGCTATCAGCAATGCCGCATCTGCCCAGGCCCGCGCTGATCAAGACAAGCGACTGGCCACCGAGCAGCAGCTCGCCATCCAAGACCAACAACACACCAAGGAATTATCCGATGCCCAACGTGATCAGGCTCGCCTGCGCGATCGCCTTGCCACTTCTGATCTGCGGTTGTCAGTCCTCCTCGAGGATCCAGCCGGTGGCTGCAACGTGCGTGCCGCCCCCGGCGCCGTCGGCGTGGTTCATGCAACCCGTCGAGCCCAACTTGACCCAGCGCATGCTCAACGAATTATCGGAATCACCGATGCCGGCGACCAAGGATTGATCGCCCTGCGGGCATGTCAGGCGTACGTCCGTGCAATTGCTCCCTGAGATCAATGAACTACTCTCTCGGAGATGGTTCGTATTGCGATGATTTGATTTATTGAAGGGTGCCATGGATAAGAGGCTTGCAGGCCTTTCGTTTCTGCTGACCTTGTGCTGGGTGGCGGCGGTAGCGTTTGTGATGTGGTATTTCTCGGGGCCTTAGCGCAGAGGGTGGATCAGTTCGGGCCCCTTGTTCCTGACGTTTCCAACGGCTGTGTCGACCTTGAACCATTCAAATGCTTCGGCTGGCTCTCCCTGGTGCAACACCATCTGCTCGGCGCGCTCCTCGGGAGTTGCGGGGTCTAGCCATTCCCGGGCCAGGTCCGGCGTCAGCACCACAGGGCGCCGGTCGTGGATGTCCACCATGCCGCCGGCGCTGTCGGCGGTGATGATCACGAAGCCGTCATGTTCGCCTGGCCCTTCATCTGCGTCTGGCAGTTGGCCGATCGCGGCGCAGAATATCGGCGCGCCATCCTGCCGCCGGATCAGATAGGGCTGCTTTTTGGGACCGCCTTCATCTACCCATTCAAACCAACCGTCTATGGGTGTGACAGCCCGGTGCGGCCAGATCGCCCGGAAGAATGGGCCGTGGGCTACCTTCTCGACGCGCGCGTTGATTGGAACTGCGCGGTCCTTCGCCCAATGTGGTCGCCATCCCCAGCGGACCGGGTCGGCGTGCAGCAAGTCGCCCTGCAGGTGGAGCAGTGCAACCTGAGTTGTTGGCGCGACGTTAAAGCGCTCAATCGGCTGATCGCCCATGGAGTTGGCCAGGGCATTGGGCATGCTCAGCGCTGCAACAAAGTCATGGATGCCGCGGTACTGCGTCAATCTTCCGCACATGATCGTCTCCGCTCGTCGGGGCTGATGAACAGACAGGCTTCGGTCAGTCTCTAACGGGTAGACACTGGGCAAGAGCATTCGTCATGAAGATCAGTAATGGGCAAGGCAATGCATTAGAGGGATCAACCCCGCCGAGCAATAGCGCAGCGACCGGATCTCTATCCCCCAAAGAGCGTTACGACATGAGCATGTCCGCTGCGAACGTTTTGAGGTCGCATGGACTGATTGACGGGGCCGGTTGGATCGACTTGTCAGATAGAGCTCTGACTGTATACGCAGACGAGCTAGGCTGAAGGCTCTTTTAGATTTGTCAGCTCCATCAGCAACTGCTGATTCTCCCTTAACAGGTGTTCGTTCTGACTTGCGATCATTTTCAAGTCCATGATCTCTTTTGCCATTTCCGAGGACTGGACATTTGTACGGCTTAGCTCCGCTTCAAAATATCGCAGCTTCGCCTCTGCTGTCGTCTTTCCGGTAGCCAGCAAGTCATTCATCTGTACAACGCCGGCCACATTGGCCCGTGCCTTGTGAAGCATCGCCTCAGTCTGGATGAGTTCGTCCTCAAGTCGCGCGCATTGGTGCTGGTACATTTCGAGGGGCGTGGGGCACCTGAGCCAGTCCTCTGTGGCTAAGTCGATGCTCATGTTTGTTACATCCAAATATTGTATGCGTGTACAGCGATCCGGATTTGGTCAGACGGAAGGCTTGAGGCGACGAACTGCAGGGTTACCCGTCGATCAGTCAGGCGACATGAGGACTGCCAGAGTCAGCTTCATGAACTCCTCGTTTTCGTCGATGGTGTGCAAAGCGCCTCGGATGTTCTCAGCCACATCGGCGGAGCCGCGCTGTTCGACCCAGTTCGAGAGCTCCATTATGGAGGCTTCCAAGGCCAGCTGATTTTCGTAGAGCTTGGACAGGAGGGAGGGAAGTAGGTCTGAGTTTGGCATCGGCGTTCCTCTGGTGGAGTGAACAGCGTAGCAGTTGGCGATTGGGAGCCCATCCCAAGGTTATGAGTGTCCACTCTCGACCCATAGCCACCTTTGGCCGAGGTCGGCTAACGGCCAAAAGCAGTCCCTAACACCTGAGAATTAAGCCAAGCCGCGAAGCGGTGTCGGCTTGAATGAATTGTCAGGCCACGGCCGTTCCAGCTGGGATCCAAAGATCATCGCCCTCAACATCATAGGTGCGCTGCTCGCAGCCACCGTCTTTGCAGCGGACATAGGAAAGCATACGGGTCGCGCCATCGCTGTGCGCCACCAACCAGTAGTAAGCATAACCATCATTCGAAAACTCGCTATCTGGCCAAACTTCGATACTGGGATGAAATGCGCTAAGGCGAGAGAACACTTCCGTCGATTTAATCATGGGTATGTCGGACATACTCTTTCCTGCGGTTAATTGTTTTGGGGTTCAAATTGGCCGAGTATTAAAAATATCAGTAAAAGCCTGCCTCAGATTGAACCCCTTTCGCGTGCTTCTTCTAGGTGCGCAAAATACTGGTCAGACATTAATTTTATGGCGCCGGCGGCACTTAGTTCGATCATGCGCCGATAAGCGTCCGCTTTTGGCCGAAAGCGGGCGCTCGCGTGAGGCTGTTATCCGCCCCGCTTAAGAGTGAGTGATCTCACCGCACTGCAGACCGACGGTGCTGACTAGCAATTTAGCTTTTGCCCGACTACCACTCAGTTTTCGTCTCCCATGACGCTAGAAAGTCACCTCAACTGCACAATTTGAGAACCCCACTCAGGCTCTGGAGCCCCTCGTGCCCTCAATTCAGCGAAGACTTGCGCAGAACACTCACCGTAACCCGAATAGCCGAGTTTGATAGCCGACATACCATCTTCCTCCCGAACGTAGGTAGCGTCCGCTCCTGCTTGCAGAAGCAACATAGCGATCTCGCTTCCCTTTTTCTTTCCGGCACTGCACGCGTGGAGCAAGGGCGTCAGCCCGTAGCGATCGACCTGGTCAATGGGTGCGCCGACCTCGATAAGAAATTTCACGAAGGCAATACGAAGCTTGTCCACTGCCGCCTCCATAGCGCCGTCCAGACTTGCGCCTGCATCCGCTAGCAACTTGGCTGCAGCAATCGTCCCGTTGTACACCGCCGATATCATTGCTGTACGGCCGAACTTATCTTTCAGGTCGACCTCTGCTCCGCGTTTGAGCAGCAACTTCGCAAGCTTTAAGTCGCCCCTTCCGCAGACCGACGCCAGCGGCGTTGAGAGTTCACCCGTACCATTGGGGTTTCCTCCATGGTCGAGCGCATGCAGGAGTATTTCCTCCCTGCCGTAATAGGCGGCTTTGTCGAGCACGCTGTGGGGATCAGCTTCAAAGTCATAGTCATGCCCAATGAAATCCAGAAGCTGCTGCAGGTCACAATCACGCATGAGGTTGCTGAGATCGTTTCTAAAACTCAATTCGCTCATTCAGACAAGTCCATTTGTTAGAGGTGAGTTTACGGGTGTTCAATGGATGGCAAAATAGTAGCAGACGATCTTGAGATATCGCTGAGTACGCACGCTCTCGATCAAAAAAATTGAAGGCTTGCATCAATCAAGTAGGAGGGCTTGTTAACCCCATAGATTAAAGTTTACTGGGTTTTTATTGGCTTGCGCACCTAGTTCCGTAGACACCCGAAGGCCGCTTTTGGCCGATTTCTGCCTGTTAGCGATTACTCCGGTGTCATCATGACCGCGAGCGTCATGTGGATAAATTCTTCATTGCGGTCGATGGCGACCAGAGCGCCTCGGATGTTCTCGGCTACATCTGCGGAGCCGCGCTGCTCCACCCAGTTCGACAGCTCCATGATGGAGGCTTCAAGTGCCAACTGGTTTTCGTAGAGTTTGGATAGCAGGGAGGGGAGTAGGTCTGAATTCGGCAT